GGGTCATCTCCTTTTTGTTGTTTCCATCTCATTGTTATTTATCCTTAATGAATTGTTGCGCCTCGTCGCGCTCACGCGCCTTGCTACCTACGGCCTTTTTCAAACGCTTTTTTTTGAAAAGATGCGGGGTGGCTTCTTCGCGCGCCTTTCTTCCGCAGGGGTAGCACCTTGTTTCTCCGTTATATCTTTCCCAGTCGTAAGAAAGAGTGTTGCATCTTTCGCATCGTTTTCGTCTTGTTGTCATATTAGTTACCGCAGAACATCAGCGACAAAGAAAGCGTCTGGCTGATACCCTCGTCCCAACTTTAAAATAAGAACGTCAGCGATTGCCCGCAGTCCACTAGGTCTTAAAGCTGCATCCGTTTCGGGTGTGTCACTCATTTCGCCGCCTCCTTTAGTTTGTGGTAGCTGCTTAAAACAAACTCCGCATAATCAGGAAGGTCGCCGCCGCCCAATTCCTTGAGTGCGACAACTAGCATGTCCGCACACTCGCGCCATTCGTCGCGCTCTTTTTGCATGGTTAGGAAGTTGTCGTAATGAATTTGCTCTTGTTGTCTCGCTTCGTCCCGTTCGCGTTCGGCTTTGTGCACTCGTCCCAAGGTGTCATCGGCTTCCTTTTCTGCCGCCTCGCGTTCTCGCAAAGCGTCCCTGTGCAATCGCAATGCCTCGTCGCGCTCGCGTTCCAAGTCCCGCGCAAACTCTGTCGGAACCACATGGTTGCCTCGCGCTAGGTTGTCTGTTTCAGGCGTGTTGTTCATTTATCCCATCCTTTCTTTAAGTGGCCAAAATCCCGTGGCTCGGTAACTTCGGTCGTTTTCCCGCATATTCCACACTCATCCATGTGATAAGTTGAGCCATAGGGATTGCCCTCTGGACGATTGCCATAGTTTTTGCCACAGGTGCTGCATATCCAGTCTGGATATTTCTTCCACTGGATAATGTCGTAATTTTTACGATATTTATGCCCATCAACTTTTCTGGGCCTATCGCCTTTTCCTGCTGGTGCTGATTTTCCGATTGTTGACATAATAAAGTCGCGGCTGGGCAAGAGGTATAAACAAAACAGCGCAAAGGAACCACCCAATTGACCTATTTTATTTTGCCCTCCTGTTTGTCCCAACCGCTAAAAGTATTCATTGTTTTTTTTGTTCTTCAACTTCTTCTCTGATAAATTTTTCAAGCATGGAAATTAGACCAAAACATGCGGAGCGGTAGCTTGGATAGGATTGCTCAATGTGGTCAAGAATGTATCCGTAGTGCTCAATAACAAACGCTGGCTCGTCTCCGTAAGACCACCTGACAGAAATGTTCCAGTGGCAATCTCTGTCCTTGTGATGGTCTGTTTTGATAATATCATACCATTCACATGTAAGCTTTGTGATCTGCTCTTGAAGCTCTTTGGTTGATGGTTCGTTCATGTATGCTTAGACCAAGATGATTGCGCCTCGTTCAAAAAAAGTTTGGCTCGGAGGGATTTCGAGCCACATTTACGAACCGACAAGATGCTTGTTGCTTTCAAGCCAAGCCACACATTTCTTGCAAGATTCCTCTGAAACATCGCTGGCATTTACGGCGTTGTCAGAAAGGTCATAGCAGCTTTCCGACAAGGCGTTTAACGCCAAGGTTTCATTAAGACTGTGCCAACGAATCCAATTCTCCAGACTGTTCATTGTTTTTTGCTTCCAAGATTGCTTTTGCCATTTCTTCGGCATTATCAATGTCTAAAACTATATCAACCTCTTTTTCTCCGCGCTTTCCGTGGATAAAAATGATTTGTTCTCCATTGTATTCGTTAATTGAAAAGTCCTTAGCCAAGAAAGACGCCAAAATGCGATTTTCAAATTTTTGGATTTCTTCGGCTACCGTTGTTTCGTTTTTCTCTGATTCACTCATGTTCTTTGATTTCTATTTTGGTTGTTGGGTCGAACCGTTCTTTGATTCGATACCACATTTCAGCCTCTTTGTCGGCCTCTTCTTTTGTGTTGTGAATAAGGTCGGACACAGCGTATCCGTCCCGCCTGACTTGGTATGTTTTATTTTTCATATCAATGTGAAATCCTTACATAAACTTCTCCACCCAAGAACATGTGGTCAAGAAGAATCGGCTCCTCTTCGTGACGCCAAAGAAACATGGCCGTTCTGTCGTTGTTTATTTTTTCTTTTGTTATGTATCCCTCGTGCTTGTCTTGGAAGTTTTTATACTCCATCCATCCGCTGACACGCTCAAAGAGTCTGCTGAACTCATTGCTCATATTATTTGATGTAGTTTAGTTTTACTTTCGCCTCTCTGAACATTATTTCAGCGGCCTTAAATGATTCAATCCATCTTGTAATGGTTTTGGTGCTAATGATGTCCGTGTTAGATGGCAAGTAAATATTTTTTATTCCAGTTTGAATAATTGATGCCGCACATTGGGCGCAGGGGTGGATGTTCCAAACATACAAAGAGTATCCGTTAAGCGGTTCTTTGGCGGAAAGAATGGCGTTTTGTTCTGCGTGAACCGTGTAAAGCAGCTTTTGATCTCTGTTGCCCAGTCGGGTTTCCGTGTCTTTTACGCCTCTGGCAATTCCGTTATATCCAACAGATGCTATGGTTTTGTCTGGTCGCACAATAACCGCCCCAACCTTGGTTGACGGGTCTTTGCTCCACCCCGAAACAAGCCTTGCCATTTCAAGAAATCTTGTTTCCCACTTATTGCTCTTCTTCATTTTTGAAAAAATCTTTGGCATAACCTATAATGGATGACTTCAACTTTATCTCGTATATTTCTTTTGCCCTTCTCATCCTAAGCTCTGATGCAAGTAAATCAACCGAACTCACAATGTCGATGGATTCGTGGATTTTGAAGTCGGATATGATGGCTTCTATTTGTTTTAGCTTTAGGGTTGCCGCGCAACCATCATGTTTTTCATTAAGGTTCATCAAATGCTCCTATTAGTTCTTTGTCTGGATAAAGGGCCGAAGACAGCGGTATAAGTTTTGTCGGCATTGCTTTCCAGATTTTTTCGTTGCTGTAGCTTTTCTTGCACCATTTGCGGTTTTTAAGAGTCCAGTGGTATCCCAAGATATATGCGTTAGCCATTTGTGCATATTCCCTGATATTTATTGGAAGCTTGTTGCTTTTTATCTTAAACAAAGAACGCCATTCACAGTCCCATTCCAACTCAATGACCTCTGTAATAGATTGTTTTATTTTTGTTTTGCTGTATTTTTTTCCAGCAAGCCACTCATCTATAGTTCCAACCCCCATTTCGCACTGTTTTGTCCATTCTGGTCTTTCAATACCCTGATCAACGTGGCAGGTTTCGTGGACAAAAACTCCAAGCCAAACATTAACGTCTCCCGCCGTAGCTATACGAAGCTCTTTGTTGTCGGCCCATCCCGTGGATTCTACCTTTCCCTGAACCAGTTTTTCTGAAGGGTGGAATGAAATTTTAATTTTTTTGTGATACTTTAGTATCGAGCGGCCAAGAAAGCTGGCGAATTTGTTTTTTTCTTCTTGGTTCATGATGTTGTTTAGTTAGACCAAGACTGGGGCAATTCGTTCAATCTTCTTCGGGAATATCGTCGCCCTCAAAAATTCTACGAATAGGATTTTCCCAAAAACCTTCTTCTTGTTCTGGGAATTTCATAAAGTCGCCTGTATCGTCGAACTTAATATTTAGGTCGGCATCAAAATCACGTTGGGTCATAATTAAACAATTCTATAATCGTTTCTTCGTTTTCGCCAACTTTTTCTTGTCTTGTTTCAATAGTAACGTTTCTTTCACTATCGTCTGGAATCGCTCCAGCATACCGGAGGCAGTCAATGTGGTATTTGAAGATAAGGTTATCTGGGTCGATGAGCCGCTTTCTCCTTGCTGTAAGGCGAATATGAATGCGTCCTGTATTTTTTTCTTTATTGTCAGTCTTTGCCAGTGCGTCATTCCGAATAGCGCGTTTAGGCTTGGGGTTACTCCCCTTACTGTTATTTTTAGGAACGGCTCTTTTTGTAGTGAGCCTTCGTTGGTAATCTTGTATTCGTTCATAAACCCCCGGTCTAATCTCTACGAAGCCGCTTGGTATCTTGTCCCATCCCATATTTCATTCAATGTTCCAAGTTGTAGTTGATACCGTGTCTCCGCACTGTCCGCACGGTTTGGAATAGCTGTAGTCATCTGCGGGGATTAAGTCAACAATCTGATCTATGTAAAATTCTCCGCGCCTTACTCCATCCTTAATCCTGTTCAAGACATGATCCAGAAATTCGTTTCGTGATGATTCGGGCATTTCCCAATATTCCACGCCGTTAATAGTGGAACTGTTGAGTGTGCATCCCACGCTTTGAACGACTTTGTATTTCATTTTTTTATACCAAAAATTTCTTCAAAAATCGAAGTTGATGAAGACCTGTATGTTGGTTTTTGCATTTCTGAAGCCGCCACATACCCGTCATCGTGGCCCTTGCCATAAACGATGTCAAAGAACTTTTTAATGCTGGCTGTAGTGAAGTGGGGGTCTTCCAACAGCCTTGGATTCTTTTGTAGGAGATAATTCCAGAAGTATTCTTTTTTGCTCATGGCTGTCCGTAGATGCAGATGTAAAGAAATCCAAAATTTGCAAAACTGTATCCAGCAAAGGCGACGGCAAGACCCACATTACCTTGTTGCCAGAAGCCAAAAGCTGTTACCAAGTAACATGCGGTTGTTATTATTAGGGGTATCAGCGTCATGTGTTTTATTTTTTCAACGAATCAAGCATTACTTCAATGCTTTTTCGAGCTTTTTTGTTTAATCCATAAACATATTTTCTTTGTTTTAGTCCTCGCAATCTTTCAAGTTTTTCTTTATCGGCATTTCCTTGAACGTTATTTCCTCTAATTCTAATAATTCCGGGATATATTTTTTCTAATACGTCAAACCTTCTAGTTCCGTGTCTGTGCCAAGCCGTTACAGGATGCAGACGCTCTCCGTTTGGCAAAATATAAAAATCAACTTCCTTGCCATCAATTTCTATGGCGTTGGTTGCTTTGTAAATTGTTCCGCTGTTTCCGGCGGACTCGTCTGCATAAGTGATTACAAATTTTATTTTTGGAAATTTGTGCTTCATATAAAAAAACAAAAGACCAATAACGCGGCTTTCGCTAAATTTTGGCAAATCGTCATGTAGCCACATTCTATCGAATTCGCACCATTCTCCATCTTTGCAAATATTAGAAAGATTGCCCTTTAGTTTTGGCCTTATTCCGTATCCTAATTGTATTACTCCCCTTCCGTCACAAATTAAAAGGGAGCAAAATGAGTTGGATGTCGGCTTATGGCTGTAGTGATGTTGGGAAATTATCGGGTCGGCGACTTTTTTTTCTACCTCAACAAACCAAATGTCGCCATCTGAAGCCCCGATAATTTCTTCCTCAAACAAGGAACTGCTCCTTATGAGCTTTCTTCCCCTTGGGTAAATTGTCGGCGCGGGTAGATTTGATAATTTGGCCTGAAAACACATTAGGTATTTACTCTGTTAATCTGGTATTTTCCGTTTTTCCACTCGTGGATTTCTTGAAGTTCGTGGGGTTTTTCGATTTTATCAAGCTCTTTTTTGGTGTAATCTCTGATTGCCTTGATAAAGTCAACACTTGGTTCTTGGATTATGCTGTTAAGCCAATCGTCACAAGAAGATATTATCTCTTCAAGACAGTCGATTGCGGCGTTTTTGTCTTTTGATATTTTTTTAAGAATATCCTCGATCATTTAAGCAGACCCTCTGTTCGCAGTTGCCCCGCAAGCTGTGATACATATTCTCTGGTGCAGTTGTTGTTTTTTGCAATATCGGCAATTGACGATGTTGAAAAGTTCTTCAGAATATCGGCAATTAGCTTAACAACTCGCGTTGAGGGATATTGGCGGCTTTTTACAGAGGGCTTGCGACCCTCGTAAATCTTGCATTTTTTAATGGCATGATAAACGGCTGGCGTGGTGCAGTTAAAGAGTTTGGCAATCTCGGTTGCCGATACGGGGCCGTGGGACAAGATTTCTTTAAGTTTTTCTTTTTGGATTTTCATAAGGTGGATTTGACAACTGACTTGGGTGTTCGTTCAAAAAAAATTTGTTTGACTTTATTTGAACGCCAGATAGGTTCCGCTGTCAATAGACAAAGACGAACGGCACGTCTGACATATTTGCCGAACAACAAGCCGTAGGTATGCAAGGATAAAACCGCCGAACGCTTGGAAAATCCGCCCCAAGGAGCGATTGAGATAGCCGCCTTGGGAATTCATCAGGTGATGATAAAGTGCCAGACTTGTTCTGGGAGATGCGTTCACTAGCCATCGGTCATAGATTGGCAACCTCGGAGCCGTAGTGAACAAGGCACAACTAACCATGCGCGAAAACGTCAGGGATAGGTTGTTCAGCCATATTTTTAGCCCCTTCGCAGGGGCGAGATGTGGGCAAACTCCCATCGCTCTCCCGTAGGGATAGCGTTGATCATATATCGACTTATAGCCATTTATATCCATTTATAAACCAAATTTATTAGAAATAACTATAATCTTCCGAAATAAATAAAAAAAGATTGAACATGTTTAAAAAATGTGAGTCTATACATACATAGCAGTTTTGGTTCTTTTAAATTTTAAGGGGGAGAGAATTGGATTCGACGAACGGCCATGCCTTCGCACTCGGTTTCGATACCGACTCCTCCAGATTTTGACTCCTGCCATTTTAGACGCAAGTTCATGGTGGACATCAGGGGTCTCGCTGCGGTCATTGAGGGCATCAATGTGAGTAAAGCGTTCCGGCGGGTTCGCATCACGGGGATGAGCGACCTGAGCCGTAGCTCCATTTTTTCACGTTCCTGTGTCGGACGAAGTATTCGCAGAACGCAGATTGGGAACTCCCGACGAGCAAGTATCCGTAGAAAAGTGCGAAAGGACATCAACACGGATAGCCGCGCCGATGCGATGATGCTCTGTGTGGCCACACAACATCTAGCTCGGAAGAAAGTCCCCAAGGACATCCAGCCATAATTTTTGTTGGGCAGCGTGACAACTTCACGGCCAGTTCAGCCCTCTACATCCTCGTGATGAATGGCGTCTGGCGGGACGGGCGGGGCATGAGCCTCTTAGACTCCCGAAAGCCCCATGCTTGACTTTTATTTGTTTCTATATAAAATATTCAGAAATGAAACTATTAAAAGTTGCAACAGGAATGCCGCTCGGAACCTTTAAACACGGAGACAATCACCCAATCCATGGAGAAAAAAGAAAATTTTACAAATATTCAAACGGAAAAGAGCTTTGGTATAAAAAAGAAACATTTGAAGAATATTTAAAAAAACAAAGGCGAAATTCAAAAATATACAATAAGCGATTAAGAGAAACGAATTACAAAAAATATATAAACAATAAAAAGAAATATCGAAACAAAGTTAAGTCAGCAATTTATAATCGCTTGTGGAGGCAAAAAAACAAAGAAAAATACAATGCCAACATGAGAGAATATTATAAAAGAAAAAAACAAGAGCCTCAATATCGAATAAAATTAAATCTGCGATCAAGACTCAAAGATGCATTAAAAAGATCATTTTCCGGGAAGCCGTCGCTGTCATTGGTTGGATGTTCTATTGAATTTCTAAAAAAACACTTGGAATCAAAGTGGACTGATGGAATGTCTTGGGAAAATTACGGAAAGTGGCATATTGACCACATACTGCCATGCAGTAGTTTTAATTTAACAATTCCAGCCCAACAAGAGAAATGCTTTAACTGGAAAAATCTTCAGCCGTTGTGGGCGAAAGACAACATTAAGAAGGGCGCAAAAATTTTGACCACATAGCGCACTCCGTTCCCAACAAATTTTTTAAAAAAAGATTGAACGTTTGTGGTTAATCTGTGTCTATTGACTCGTATGAAAAACCACACTAATCCTAGTCAAACAGTTAAAATCCTCAATTACCTTCTCAAAGGTAAATCAATCACACCGCTTGAAGCGTTAAGCCGTTTTAAGTGTTTCCGACTGGCATCCAGAATCAACGAAATCAAACGCTCTGGCATTAAAATCAGCAAAGAAATCGTTTCCAGAAATGGCAAACGCTATGCGAAATATTCGATTGCCAAAAAAATCAAAGCAGCAGCAATGCTTTTGATTTTTGTTTGTGGCGCAGCCCAAGCACAAGAAACAATCAACTACAGCGGATATTCGTATAATACTGGTTACGGGAACAATTCTCCAACATATAACTATGGAACAGCAACCGTGACACAGCCAGATTCCACGGCAAAAAGAACACAAGCATTGGTTGATAACATTGTCAGAGACTCTCAGGCTCGCACAGCAGAAGCCTATCGCCAATTGGATGCAAGCCGCGCACAACGGCAGCTTGAGTATCAAACACAAGAACTTCAAAAGCAGACAAAACTTTTGCAAAAATTGGCCAACCAATGAACTATCTTAACGTAAACATTCCGTTTTTCTTTGCATTCTTGGACAAAGGATTCTTTTATGACCTTGAGCCAAGCGTGACAAGAGAAAGAGTTGTTGTAGAAGTTTTCGCCTACACGTCAATACCCCAAAGGTGCGGAATGTTTAGCGTTATGACCGAATACGGCTCACAACACGCCAGAGTTCCAATTCAATATCTCCATACAGATGAAACGGGTGGCAGCAACTACCCTCTGGACTGGATTCAGCTATGGGACTCCATGAGCTACTACTGCTCGGTCAACATCTTGGACTACTGCAAAAACCGCGCAGCCAACATTATGTTGAAGAACAAGTCTTTTGAAAAAGCCCAATACATGTTCACCTTGGATTGGTGCTTGGGGCCACATTATACCTCTGGGTATGGAGAGATGGCGGCTGGCCACAAATGCGGCCATGTGTTTGCTGGAGACGGGCAATACTTTATCCAGCCAAATAATCGCGTGTTATGGATGGACGGCGGTTCATTTATTGCCAAGAAATTTGACACCAAGCCAGACTGGAAAGTATTCAGCCAAGAGTTTAGCTGTGAACGCACAGGCAGCAGGTGGGTAAGCGAAAGCGAGGAGGAACTATGGTTTTACGACTTCAAAGAGCAGGGATAGGAATAGCAATACTTATTGCTAACGGTTGTGTTTCTTATCCACGGCCCTATCCTTGGAACTTCCCCCCAGCCCATGAATGGAACGCGCCACTTGAAACCAGTTGGGTCAATCTTGTTGATAACTGGCGAAAATTGACAACTCCAAGCAATAAGGTCTATTGCGAAATCACAAAATCTTACCAGCCCGATTTTGGCTACGAGATAGAAAAACTCAAGGCTCTTGATCGGGATTTGGAAGAGCATGAACTATATCAATAATCCAACCCAACTTCCTAGCATCCCTACCATTAGCATGAACCCAATCATGGCACTCACGACACAAAGCGGCAAAATATTCGTATTTACACAACCATTGACCCACCCTGCCAGCCTTATGGTGTATGTCAGTGCTCTTTTTGTTTTTGCAACGCTCGCATTGTGGATGGAGAGCAAGATACGCACCCTTTACCTTATCATACTCACGATATTGCTTTGCGCGTTTTGGGGATGCTCCCCGCAACCTGCCGCCTCTTTTTAAAGGAGTTTTTGAACGAAGTGGAGTTTTTCTTGTCAAATACATAACGATGAATAATTTAAATTTTGTATCTGAACCAATCGTGTGGCACGACTACGGCGATGAAAAGCCAAATGTAGCTGGAGTTTACATCATTGCCAACGAAAATTGCAACCCTCCATTTAGGACGGCATGTTATTATGATCCCTATTACGGTTGGAGTGGAGTTGGCCACGTTCTTGAAAAATTGATTAAATATTGGGCGGAGTTTCCTAAATGTCCAAATTCAAAGTAGTATTAACGGTCATATCAACAGATTCCGTGTCCCCGTGTCCTGTTGGGCCAAGATTTAGAAGGGGCTTACCAATGCCGATGGAAAACATTTACCAAGAGCGCGGAGGATATTATTTTGACCCAGCAACAGAGATTGAAGCGGCACAAAATTTAGCAGAAAGCCTTGAGAGATACCTTAACGATCATAGCAACAAAAAGAAAAGAAAATGAATATTGTATTTGCATATCATAACGGAGATGTTGAGCTTGCCATTGAGTCAGCCAAATCCATCAAATCAATAGGGGCAAACATAAGGCATAAAGCCACCATCTGTTGCCCAGCCGAAACCAAAGAAGTAGATCAAATTTCGGGAATCCTAAAAGAATGTTTTGTGGATGTTGGCAGGATTGTGGCACAAGATGGATTTAATGGTTGGCCGCTTGGCCCAAATCAGATGTTTGTGGACGCCGCTGTTGAATGTTACTCCAAGGGAGAGCCTTGGTATTTTTGGGAGCCAGATTGTGTTCCCGTAAAAGCTGGATGGTGCGACATCTTGCAAGACGAATACGCCAAGAACCCTTCAATCCTTGGGTGCATGTATAATGAGGGGACAACCACCGGAGGGAAAAAAGTTCACAAGCTAATTGTGGGTAGCGCGATTTATCCGCCAAACTTTTTTGATTATTGCCCCTTGGCGAGAAACTTAAATTCTTACAACCTGTCCTACCGATCTGCGGGGGTCGAGCCAGAACCTTGGGACGTGTATTGCCGTTGGGAGTTTTTAAAAATAGCAAGAGACACGCCCCTGATTCGTGCGTATTGGAAAAGCGTGAACTATCAGAGGAAGGACGGCAAAATTGTGTTTTTTGCCGACAGTCCAGACGCGCAAGAAATACAAAACGTAACCTGTCCAGATCGCTTTGTGTCAATGGACGCTGTGGTTATCCACGGATGCAAAGACGGCTCGCTCCATAAAATGGTTCAGGAGGGACTTGCGAAAACTTCGGGTTCCGAAAATTTAAAGGGGTTCCCGAAGCCAGTTTCGGCAACCCTTAAAACGTCCAAATCTGATTTGAAACCCAAAAAAGAAAAAAAGAAACGCCGCGTTATTTCAGATCAAGAGCGCGAGCGCAGAAGTGATCACATGAAAGCTGTGGCTGCAAAACGCTGGGGCAAGCAAAATGTTCAGTCCCAAACTTCTTAACCACCAACAGGTTCCAGCATCCCAACTTTTACGCGCCCTGCAAAACGGGACAAGAGAATGGGGATATGCTGGGGCTGTTGACATGAGCGAGGTTGGTATGGGGAAAACCTACTGCGACCTTGCTGCCGCCATTGAAACTGGACGCAGGGTTGCTGTGCTTTGTCCTGTTGTTGGCGTTGAGGGGTGGCACAAGGCGTTTTCTCACTTCGGGGCGGAGCCATACCACATTGGGTCTTACGAAGCCGTAAGGGGCAACTGGAGGCCCAGCATAGGACAGTTTGGCGACAGGTATTTCAAGTGGAACAACCCCAGCGATATTATCATTATTGCAGACGAGGCACAGATAACCCGAAACATGGACTCCATAACAACCGCCTGTATCGGTGGGGCCATAAAGCAAAACATACCAATAATTTGCGCCAGCGCAACGCTGGCTCTTTCTCCGCTTGAACTGCGTATTGCAGGAAGGATAACAGGCTTGCACTCTGGAGGAGATGACTGGATAAGGTTTATGTATGGCAATGGATGCCGATACAACCAAGACGAGGACAGGTGGTGGTGGGACAAAAGCTACACAGAAAAACTTGTCGCAATTCACAAGCAGCTTATTCCACAAAGAGGTTGCAGGATGAGAAAATCAGACCTTGGAAGCGAGTATGCAGGAACAACAATTGAAGTCCTTCCATTCATTGTTGAGGAGTTTTATGAGATTGAAAGAAAATGGGAGAAAGCCGACAAGCAAGCCAGATGGATGGAGTCCCAAGGAATAGACAGAAATATCATTATGAACGTTCGGCGCGGCAACAGAATGAAAGCGTGGAAAGCTTCAGAAATGGCCCTTGTTCCTCATGTCTGCAAAAGAATCCAAGAAGACATAAAGTGTGGCAACTCTGTAGCCGCTTTCTTTTCTTTTACGGAAAGCAGGGAACTTGCTGGAAGCATCCTCGGAACAAAAGACGGCTTCTTTGGTGGTCAATCTCCAAAAAAACGAAAAGAACTTATCGAAAAATTTCAATTGAACGAAATACACATTCTCCTGTCTAACATCGGAGCGGGAGGCGCAAGCGTTAGCCTCCACGACACTACAGGAACCAGACCAAGAGTGAGCTACATATTTCCAACAGATCAACCAGTAAAAATGGGACAAGCCATTGGGCGAATTGATCGTTGTGGCGGAAAGACCCACGCAAGGCAATACATTCCGTGTATCGCGGGAGGGATGAGCCAATTCATGGTTGAGGGTTGCGCCAAAAAGCTTAGACAGCTTCAAATACTTAATGACGGCCAATAATTTATGAAAGAAATCATATACGAACAATCAGCCGAAGCCGCAACATTGTCATGCATTTGTCATGCACCGACAGAGCTGCAAAAGGAAATGGTTGAAAAGATAAAAGAAGATCACTTTTATCTTAACGAACACAAGCTGATTTATCGTGCCGCGCTTCGACTTATTGCACAAAACTTACAAGCTGACTGGGTTACGATTATGAACGAGCTTGAGGCCCAACAACAGCTTGCATCTGTTGGGGGTCAACAAAAGATTGCGGAGATTGCAACCTTTTGTCCATCTCATACAAACTGGACAAGATACTATCCAAAGCTTGAGGATGCTCGCTATCGCCGTTCTTTGGAGGTTTTGGCATCCGACATGATTCATAAAGCGAGAGACAGGGAGATGACCCTTGACCAGCTTAAAAACTGGAGCGAAACAAGTGTTATGAAGGCTGACTTCATGCTTGATGACGGAGACAAACTTTCCATTAAGTCCGCTGCTGACGCTGCCGTGTCAAACATTGAAGCTATTCTTCGCGGAGAACCAAGGCGTGGTGTATCTACCGGAATGAAAGAGATAGACAAAATATTGGCCTTTGGGCTTCGCGGTGGGGACATGGCGGTTTTGGCGGCTCGTCCAAGCGTTGGCAAGTCTTCTGCTGCAATGCAGATTGCAGAGCATGTTGCGCTAGACCTTAAAAAGCGCGTGTTGATATTCTCTCTGGAGATGACCAGCGTTTCATTGATGGAAAGAATGATTCGTTCAAGGGCAAGAGTTCCGGTTGCCCATCTCTTGGCTCGCGCTGTAACCAACGATCAAAAGATGGCTTTGGCAAATGCCACTCAAGAAATCATTGATTCCAACATATTGTGCGATGACTCCTCTGGCCGAAGCATGGGATATATTAAGGCGGTATCCAGAAGGGCGCACCAGAAACAGCCAATAGACCTAATCGTTATAGATTACCTTCAGCTTATCCACGGAGACTCAAAACGCGGAAAGGAAAACAGGGTTTGCGAAGTTGAAGAAATCAGCAATGGCGTTAAAGAATTGGCAAAGAGCTTGAACGTGCCAATTCTGATTTTGGCCCAACTAAACCGCGACCCAGAGAAGCGCAAGGGCAAGCCAAACATGGCAGACCTAAAAGGCTCTGGCGCAATTGAGCAAGATGCGGATATTGTCATTATGATTCATAGGGACGATGAAGACCCAGAAAATCAGACACAGATGCCGTATGTAGAGTTTGTTGTTGCCAAACACAGAGACGGAGCCACGGATAGCTGTAAGATGCTATTCAACAAGCCAATCACAAGATTTCAAGATATTGGCTAAACTTTTTTCTTCCAACACCAATCGGGAAACTCTAAATTTTCTCCACCTTGAACACTAACGGGCAAATGAACGCTAACAGAATTGTAGCATCCGCAAATCCCACAAGCTTTAAGCTGCGGGTCAAACGATGTTTTTCTTGCACCAGCAATGTGTGGAAGCATTCCAGCGATGCCCTTACATCCCCAACATCCAGCCGCCTCAATTTGGTGAGGGCAAGAAGCACAGATTTTAGCTCTCCGTTCAGCTTCTTCTTGTTCGACAAGTGAAAACTTTGCTTCTTTGGCAAACTTATACATTGCTGTAACCCATCTGGTAATTGCGCCGAATCCAAGGGTCTGTTTCACTTGAGAGCATGGCTTGCAGAACTTGTAGCCGGGAAGTTCGTTGCAAATCGCGTTTTCAACCTCTCTTACTAAATCCGCTGGCGGCACAAGCCCAAGGGACATAATCGTTTTTGTGCATTCCTTTACAAGCTCCCCGAAGTCTGCCGCACGAACCATTATGTCCGTCATGGGGCAAATACAGCGAAAACCATTAGGAGGAACTGCTTCCTTTCTGCTTAGACAAAATTTAAGGGAATTACTCATTGACTACCAATTCGGCCTCAAATGTGTTGTTGTCTGGAACCTTTAACGATTCCAGCTTTGTTGCAATGTTTATCTGAACCTGTGATTGTTGGTTTGGTTCAGAGAAGTTAATTGTTGCGGCTTCCGCGAGTTGTTTGATGTTACGCATCATACCCAACGCCTCCATACCATCAAGCTCTTGCGCGGCATCTGCGGCTTTAACCAAAACCTTGCCAGTCAGAAACTTAATGGACTTCTTCATCGTTTCAAGAGATGCGGTTATGTCAGAAATAAGGGTTGGGACATCATCGCTTTCCCAAGGTGCTGGAGACTGGTCATTGACAAGACGCTCTCTGCAAATCTTCCATCTTTGAGTGTCGGCCCACATGCTTACTGTTGCGTGGCTGGCGTTTAGCTCTTGTGCAATTTCCGCAATATTTCTTCCAGCGCAATACATTGAGAATCCCTTAATGCATTGTATTCTCTTGTCCTGCTTCATTAAGCTCATGTCTGGCGGAGGGGCCGCAAGCTTAACGGGAGCCTCCTCCTCCCAAGGATACGGCATTTCTTTATCTGGGTTATCAAGCCAAATTTGCTTGTGTTTTTCCCATTTTTCTGAATAAATAAAACGTTTCGTGTTAGAAATGTTTTTAATTCCCAAAGCTTCTGTAACCTCGGAAAGCTCTCTATCGGCTACAAACAGCTTGAAGGCGTTTTGTTTTTTATACCTGTTTTCTGGCGAGTCCCAATCAATAGGCTTCCTGCCGCGCTTCTTTTTTTCTTCCATTCGCCATAATATAGTATAATCAAATTCTTATGGCAACAGCAATTAACGCTGATGGTGCGGTTGAAAAATATGGAAGGCTTTGGTATCCGCAAAGCGGGGCCGCTGTTACGCCGCTACGAATCGAGATGGACGCATTCCTTGCGGGGTTAACCAAAGAGGATGGAGGGCTTGGCAAGGCCGTTCACTACAAAAATATCGTATCAACAATATGGCCAACCTTCGCTTGGCATAAATGGGCAGAGCTTAGGGCGCAAGCCTTCTGCATGAACAACATAGAGGTTGATGGAAGCAATAGATATGTCAGGGGTGTTACAGGACTCGCTGGCGGAACCGACTCTGGAAAGTCTTGGGACATGGCCGCATTTGGTCTTGTGAACTGGTTTTGCGACCCATTGAACACGATGGTTATTGTAGTTTCAACAAGCAAGATTGACGCAAAACAGCGAATATGGGGCGCACTGGTAAAGATGTATCGTGAGGCTCAGGCGTTGGGTGTGGCTCCGGGGCGGCTAATCGAGTCAATGGACATCATCAAACTTTCTGACGAAGAGGGCAAGGTAATCGACGCCTCCGTTGGCGTGTCCGACGCATCTTCCATCATGCTCTTGGCGGCTGGCGACGAATTTAAGGATGACGCACAGAAGCGACTTCAGGGTAAAAAGAATCGTCGCATTGTTTTAATCATTGACGAATTACAAGACTGTTCTGCTTCCGTGATTAACGAGGCCATTTGGGGATTTAAGGGGGCGCAAGAGCTTTACGTTGTCGGCGCAGGAAACCCATCATCAATCTTTGACCCCCACGGAAAGTTCTGCGAACCCATCAAAGGATGGATGAGCGTTGATGAGGAAACTTCACACTGGAAGATAAGGGTGGCTGGCATTGAGGGAATATGCCTTCGTTTTGACTCTGAAAAAGACAATCCCAACCAGCAATCGTTTGATGCTGGAAAAGGACTGCGTTATCCGTTCCTTCCCAAGCCTAATGATGTTGCTATTGCCAAAAAAGAACTTGGAGAACTCAATCCTCAGTATTGGAGAAAGTTTCGCGGGTTTTGGCCACCAGCGGATGCAGATGATACCACGATTTTTAGTGACATCTTGCTGGCTCGCCACGGCGCATTAGATAAGCCGATATGGGATGGAACACCCAAAGACATAGCTGGGGTTGACCCAAGCTATACAGAAGGTGGAGACAGATTTGTTTTTACGCACCTAAAATATGGAAGGCTCATATCTGGCAAGTGGGCAGTCGCCGTAGAAAAGCAATATGTTCTCAACAGAAGACAGGGGAGCCAAGAAGATTTTCAATACGAAATGATTCATCAAATCAAAGACTTGGCCGAAAAACTGGGAATACCAAATCAGTGGATGGGCGTTGACGCCTCCGCTGGCGGCATCTTTTGGTCTATCGGTGAACGAGAGTTGTTAAAGGGGTGGCACGCGGTAAGTTTTGCTGGGGCCGCATCTGATCTTCCTGTTTCGGCGCAATACGCGCTTAGAAATGAGGCAACAGGAAAGCCACAGGTGGGCAAAGAGCTTTTTCACAACATGGCAAGCGAGTTGTGTTTTGTTGGTAGATATTTCGTTGAAAACGAACAATTAAAAGGAGTCACGCCAGACTTGGCTTGGGAGATGACCCAAAGAAAATATGTTCGCCGCCAAAGAAAAATCATTATTGAATCTAAAACAGACATGAAAAAACGGATTGGCAAGTCCCCTGACTTGTTTGATTCTTTTGCTGTTGGGCTTTTTGTAGTCAGGAAAGTTTTCGGGGCAATGGCGGGAAGCGAGGCCATTGCGGAAATCAAACAAAAGAACAGGGAGGGTTTTAAGAAAATAAAACAACGCTTGACTTTAAGGAGTAATTGGTAAAAAATATTGTCGTATTATTGCATGGAACTCCCAATAACCGAAGTAGATATTTGCATTTTAAAGGGGCAAACCTTTAACCAAACTTTGTTTTGGGAAACGGGAGAACCATCAACGCCAGTAAACCTTGCGGGATACACGGGAAGCATGGAAGTCAAAACCCATCCAAATAGCCCTGATAACATTTTAATCCTAACAACCACAAATGGAAGAATGGTTTTAAACGAACAAACTGGATCAATCAGATTAACCCTGTCTGCAAATGAAACCTCTGCCGTCAATGTGGACGAGGGCGTTCATAGAGTTTATTTGACAAATGGCAGCGTTGTGACCAGAATATTCCAAGGGAAGGTCTATTTTAACACATGAGCAAACTTTGCATTCCGCTACCATCTACTAGCGTGATTGGTGTTGCGTCTTCACAGGCCAGCGCACCAAGCTCTTCTGTTTTTCGCGTTGAAACCGAAATTACAACCGTGAGCGGAAGTGGCAGCAATTCTTTGAAGTCTATTGCAACCGCTACTGGAAGCTCTTATCCCGTAGGAATTTGTGTATTTTTGCCTAACGTAACCCCGCCATCAACGTATCAACTGGTAGCGGCAAATACCGCAGAAAACATCCCGCTTGTTGTGCGTCCCGCTGACTATGCAACGGCCACCAACGAAAAAGTTTGGGTTCAGAGAATGTAACAATGAAAAATATTTTTGCCATTATTGCCGCCCTGTTTCTTGTTGCTTCTGTTAACGCGCAGACAAGAAATGTTGTAGTAAACACTAATAGCGTTATTATTTCTCCGACAAATTTTTGGTCTGCCGATGCCGCCAATGCAAGAAGCGGACTTGGGCTTGGAACCGCCGCAACCAATCCTTCTACAGCTTTTCAGCCGTCATCTTCGGTTCTTACTAATTTGGCTAACAATAATGGCGCAACACTAACAAACATCCCCGTTTGGGGGGTGATTGGAGCTTTGGCAACCAACGGAAATGGTTCTGCGCTTACTAACATTACGGCAAGCAATATTGCGGGAACGGTAGCATTAGCGTCTAACGTAAGCGGAGTAATTGCCATTACAAACGGTGGAACTGGTGCAACAAACGAGGCAACCGCCAGAACCAATCTCGGTCTTGGAAGCGCGGCAACAAATTCTGAGTCAGCGTTCCAACCATCGTCTTCCGCTCTAACGAATTTGGCGAATAACAATGGAATCAATCTAACCAATATTTCAGTTAGCGGCGTTGTTGGTGCGTTGGCCACAAATGGAAATGCCTCTGCGCTTACGAATTTCCCAACGCTAAATCAAAACACCACAGGAACAGCATCTAACGTTACTGGCGTTGTTGCCATCACAAACGGCGGAACTGGCGCAAGCAATGCAGCAACCGCTAGAACCAATCTGGGGCTTGGATGGAGCGCATTAACGAACACGACATCAAGCGGATTCCAGACCGCCCTGTTTGGGGCAAACACAAATCCCGTTCTCGTCAATACCAATGGCTCGGTTGTTAGTCCGACAAACTTTTGGCAATCAGCACCAATTAGCACTACCGTTCAAAGTTTTACTAACGTTACAGGAACATCAACAAATGTTGCCACAAACTCGCGTAATTTGTATTTGTATAGTTTGTCGCCATCAGTTAGCGGCATAACAAACACCATTACCCTTCCAACAAACGGCTCAACATTTAACGGAGATGTGGCAACCATAATTCATTCTGGAAACACGAATTCAACAACGGCAGTTAGACAGCTTGGGTCTTCAACCAATATTATTATTCTTAACCAATTGGACGAAGCCGTAAGGCTCATTTATAAAGAAAATGCTTGGACATTGGCTGACAATATTTCATATATTGAGCCTATTTATTTTTCGGGAACAAATGCTATTGATAATGCTGCGGCTAGCAGAACAAATCTTGGTATTGGGGCAACATGGCTCACCAACACCAATGTAACCAATTTTCGCACGGCCATTGAGCTTGGAGTAACCAACAATGTAACATTTTCAAACATTATCGCCTCTGGAACGCTTACTTCTACTGGAGTTGTTACGGCTGTTACCAACCTTAATGTTGGTGGTGCAATTGCCGTAACAAACGCCGCGCTTACCAGAACCAATCTTGGTCTTCCCTTGCCAGCATTAACCAATACAAGCAACACAAATTTTCAAGCTGCAATTTTTACCACAAATTCCATACCAACAAATTCGGCAAACGTTAACGCAATCAACTTTAATACGGCGGTTGCTTGGATGGGAATAACCGTTGTAACAAATGGCGTAACAAACACGTTTAGAATCCCGCTTTTTCAATAATATGGCAAACGAAGGCAATGCAGAGTTGGAGAATTTAACAGAAACTGGCAGTGCGCCCCAAAAGCGCATTAAGTCTTCTGGAAGTCTTGTAGCAATCGCGGATAAATACATTGAACAAGACGAGGAGGCCAGCTATCTTCGTGCTCGCGCTCAGGCACTAATCAATGGTGAGCCTCCATACGACAGCGACGAACTGCGAGACAAGGGGCTAACTCATGTTGTTAACAGTAATTTTGGCGAAGCTTCTGCTATTATTGAGGCGGCTCTTGCTCCGTATATTGAGCTTCAAAATGGCGTTCCGCGCATTGCCAATGTAATCATGGAATCCTATGAGGGCGATTCAAACGAGGATTCAGAAATTATTTCTGAAGAGTTTGATTGGATGCTCAAAGAGTGGAGCGATTACCCATACAACATGCAATTGCTCTCACGAGAATTTGTTGGTGATGGTGTTGGTGTTGCCATGTGGCCAGACGAAAGAACCATCTTTTGGGAACCATGCGGATTAAAAGATTTTAAAGTTGCCAGAGACACCAAGGTTTCTGACGAGGCAATTGAAGTGGCGATTGTTACTCGGAGCATGTCTGTGAGCCAACTGTATCACTACATCAGAAATCCCAAGGCCGCAAAAGCTATGGGGTGGAACATCAATGCTGTAAAACAGGCAATTTGGAAAGCTTCCACAAAGTCAGATCAATGGAAAAATTATACCCATCACTGGGAAGATTTTGAGCGCGAAGTAAAAGAAAACGACCTTTATTCAGGCGAATCAGCCTACCATCGCGCACAATTGATTTACGGCTATAACCGCGAATTTGATGGCAAATTCACACAGCTTATCTCTTCAAGGGATGCAGACAGCTTTCTTTACGAAAGGTATGGGAAATACAACAATGTTAACAATTGCTTTGTAATCTTCACCTATGGCGTTGGCCAAGGAACCTTTCATACCATTCGCGGACTCAAGCAAAAGATTTACAACCCGATTCAAGTTTCCAACAGAATCCTTTGCCAAGCCGCCCAAGCAGCCATTACCGCAGGGCTAATCCAGTTGCAAGGAGACGCAGAGGCGATTCAAGACTTTCAATACATTGAAGTTGGGCCTTATACATTTATCCCCAATGGATTGACCCCCATTCAGCTTACACCCCCAAGCGTTGCAACACAGGGCATCCCCGTTTATAACCTAATGAGCCAGACGCTTCAGAACAACACTGGTAGCTATCGCTCTCGCTCCGTTAATCCAGACGCACAAGCAAGGTCTGCCACCGAGGTTGTTCAGCAAGCCAGACAGGAATCAACGCTTAATGCTGCCGCTCTTGAATTGTTTTACACGCCATATAACAAATTGCTCACAGAGCAATATCGTAGAGCAGTATCAGAATTTATCACACCTTCTGATCGCGGTGGAAGGCTTGCCTTAGAGTTTCGCGCTCGCTGCAAACGGCGCGGAGTTTCTATTGAGAGAATGAGAAGATTCTTGAAGGTTACGGCAATGAGAGCGATGGGAGACGGTAGCCCCGTTATGACGGAAATGGCATCCAAGCAACTCATGGAGCTTTATTCGTTGATGGACGAGAAGGGCAAGGAAAACACCCTTAGAGCCGTTGTTGCTGGTATCCCCGGTGTCGGATACCAAAAGGTCGATCTGTTTGTTTCCGAGAAAGGCCCAAGGCGCGTTGTTGACTTTGACATTGCCAACCTTGAAAACGGAAACCTTCGCCAAGGCGTTCAGCAAATCGTTCACGATAGCCAAAATCATGCGGTTCATATCGAAGCCCACATTCCGCTTATGGCAGAAATCATCGAGCTTCACCGTCAACAGCAAATCCCAGACGAGCAAGCAATGCAGATTCTTCGTCCTCTGGCAGACCATACCACACAACATCTTGTGTTCTTCTCAAGCAACAGCTTCCGCAAGCAAGAGGTAAATGAACTTAAACGGCAGTTGCAAAACGTCACGGCATACGTTGACGAGCTTGAACAGCAAGTCATCAACAGAATGATGTCCGAGCAAAACAAAATGCAGGAACAAGCCCTTGAAGGTCAACAACAAGGCCAGCAACCCAATCCCAAAGACATGATTGAGTTGGAGAAGGCGCAAATCAAACTTGCGGAAATGCAAGAAAAGCGTTTAATGAACCAAGAGGCCCACGCGCAAAGAATGGAAACTATTCGTCAGCAAATGAGCTTGAATGATCTTAAAACAAAAAGCTCAATTATGCAAAAGTCAACAACACCGCTGGCAGGAACAGGAAGACCCCCGATGGCCCAAGGTGTTTAAAATAATTCTGGACAGGCCGCTTGGATTCATATAGCAAGTAAGAACAAATGGAATGGACAGATCAAGACGCTCGTGAGTGGGCGAAAACTTGGGAGCAACCGCACATGCTCAAAGGTTTGAGAATTATCGCCAAAAAGGTAAGACCCCGCCGTATGGTTGGGCAAGTTGCACAAGGGTTTGACCTGTCTCCAGTCTTTATTAAGACGTGTGGATTTTACGAGGGTGGACAAGAAGTTCTTGACCTTGTTGAAATTTTGGCTAATGGAAGAGTGGAGAACAAACCGAAAACAGAACTTCCAGAACCCTTCTCACATATAACTACAGAAAAAAATAAATAATCATGTCAAACGCAATCCTTAATAGCGCACTTACTGGCGAAGCAGATTTCGCTGGAGCCGTTCTTGGTAGAAATCAAGAGGCCACCCCCGAACCCGTTGCAGAGCAACAGCCAGCAACCCCAGAACCAGAAAAAACGGCTGAGAAAACGGAGGCCAAAGAACAGCCCAAGCAAGAAGAGAAAACCAAAGCCCCAACCAGAGAAGTTGAAGAAAAAACCAAAAAAACTGAAGATGTTGACATTTCTAAACAAACTGAAAAAGTTACTGAAAAAACCGAAAGCAAAACTGAAGATTCTTCTGCTTCCGACTCTGATCTTCCTGTCAACCCCCATTTTAACGACAAAGAGGTTGCAGATAAACCCGCTGGCGATGATTCGGAAAAAGGACTCGCTTCTTGGAAAGAGCACAAAGCGGAGCTTAAAAAAGCGAGAGAAGAAAGGGACAGGCTCGTTGCGGAACTTAAAGCCGCAAAAGAAGCCGCCTCAACAACGACTTCCTTTGAAGCCGAAAACTACAAAAAGGAAATCGAAGACTACAAAACAAAAATCGCAGAACTCAGCAGAGAGCTTAAAACAGCCAACTTTGAGCGCAGTCCAGAATATGTTGAAAAGGTCAAAAAGCCGCTAAACGGATTGCAGGGTGATCTTCGCGCAATTGCAGAAGCCAACGATGCCGATTTTGGCAAGCTCTGGCAAGCTGTTACGGAACCCGACATTCGCAAGCGCACTGACAGTCTTGAAGACCTTATTGGCGACTTCAAGCGCATGGAGCAGCTTGAGGTTGTTAAGCTTACGGAGAAGTATCACAATCTGGCGTCCGAGCATGAACGCTTTCAAAAAGATGCGGAATCCCTTGTGGAAAACGAAAGAGCAAGACGCGCCCAAGAGGAGCAGGAGTTTATTGAAAACGATCTTCGCCTTCAGAAAGCCTTTACTTCACAAACTTGGACGGGGCTTGAAGACCGCTATGACTTCCTCAAAGAAATTGACGGGCAAGACGATTGGAACAATCACATTAGAACTGCCAAGAAAACGGCGGCAGAGACAAACCTAGACCGACTAAGCATTGAAGACAGGTCTGCAATTCTTGCCAAAGCTTCGGTTGTTCCATTCTTGGAGTCTGCTATCAATCATTATTCGGCGCAATTGGCCAAAGTTTCTGAAAGCAAAAACGCCGAAATTGCCGAACTCAAGAAACAGATTGAGGGTCTGGTTGGTGCTTCTCCGAATCTTGGAACCGCCACTACAGACAACAGCGATGTTGAAGAAGATATTGACGATAAAAGACTAACCAATTTTGGAGCGTCTATTTTGGGACGATAATATTTCCCCCTAATCACAATAGAGGAGTGAGAGTAAAATCTCGCTCTTCTTTTTTTGTTGACAAGGCATTGTCATTATAGTAGATTCAATTATGACTTAGCCGAATTGGTCACGGACGCTGGTTGGTGAGCGACATCGCCTCCTAAAACTAATAGCTGTCTATACCCACCGCAGCATGGGAAAAATCGCAAGCGGTCAGATAATGCGTGTGCATTATTTAAGACTTAATGCAAAAACAAAATTAGATTAAATAGGAGAATTTAATATTATGTCAGCCCCTACTGGACTCACTTGCGAAGCTATCAATGATAACTTCCAGAGAGAAACCGGACGTATTGCCCTTGGCACTCATCGTCTTGGCCTCTATAAAGACCCGTATCTGCGTTTTGTCTCGCAGTCCGCTTTCCCTGACAACATGGGCGCGGTTATCACCAACACGATTGCCCAACGCACCAAAGCCACTGGCTCTGGTTGGGAAGATGTTGGTATTTCGACCGTTAGCGGTCAAGACAACGCCTGTTTGCCGCCCGTCAAAAAGGTTGGCTATGCATTCGATCAGAAAACCTTCAAACTCCGCCATCAGGCCATTGAGTCGGATTGGATTTGCTTGGAAGATGTTCGCACCTCCGCGTTCCCCGTGGACGATGTTAACAACTACATCAAAATCCTTGCCGACAACGTGAACGTTGAGTGGATTGAGCGTTACGATCAAGACTATTTCGACATCTCGGAGCACAAGATGGTTGTTGCCCCCGGTTTGCCTGAAGATGACACTGCGTTCCCTTCGACCGCCCCGACCAGCGTTTTGACGCCGGGAGTGCTGCGTTCGATCTACGACAATCTCTATCAGGACAACGCTGGCGATGACGGCGATGCTGTTACCGATGATGGTTCACCTGTTTTCAACGTGTTCGCTGAACGCGCCACGATTGAGAATCTTATCAAGCTTCAGGACGATGTTCGTCAGGACATCCGTTGGAGTGATCGTGTGAATGATCTGCTTGGCGCAAACGGCTCCTCGCTCCTGCCCCGCAAGAGCTATGGTGGCTTTGTGTTCCACAGCCGTCCGTTCCCGAAACGCTTCAATGATGACGGTGCTGGCGGTTATACCGAAGTTCCGGCTTATGTTGCCACTGGCGCAACCAAGGGAACCAAGTATGTCATCAACCCGGCCTACAAGACGGCGAAATACACCACTACGGTTGTGTTCCACCCGAAAGCGGCTGAATGGCTTGTTCCTAGCACTAACGTCAAAGTCGGCAAATTGGTCTATGACGCTCAGAATTATCGCGGCGACTTCAAATGGATCAACGAATACGACAAGACCTGCAACCCCGACAAGAACAGCGGTTACTGGAGAGCGAAGATGGCGAGTGCCGTCAAGCAAGTGTTCCCTCAGTGGGGATACTACATCCTCCACCTCCGTTGCAACTTGGCAAACGATCTGGTTGCTTGCCCTGCTGGTAGCGGCTACGGATACCTTTCCTGATAGTTAGGTTCCTCTCATCAAGGCTTGCCATAGAGTAAAATTTATGGCAAGCTCTATGAGGAGAAATAACTATTATGAAAATTAAAATTCCCGAAGGATACACATTGCCTGAAGGCGTTGCTGACGGCGATACATTTGATGAGCTTGTGACCATTCGTCTTGAAGGCGACATGCTTGTTCCGACCATGATTGCTGGCGTTGAAATTGCGGCTGAAGATGCCGAGACGGAAGACGCAGAAGACATGGAAGAGGAAGACATGGAAGAAGTTGCCGCTATGGGCAACATGGGCGAGCGCATTATGGGCATGGCCTAATCTGGTAAGATGCCAATTCCGAACCTAAATGACCAAGTAGCCATCAACGCATCGCTCCCCAAAAGGGAGATTTTTGCGCGGTGGCTTATTGGTGTTCAAGGGTTTGGCGAAACTGGCGACTATGCAACACTCCCAGAGCGATACCTTCTTGCAAAGATTGCAGTAGCTTACGGATGCCCAAGGGCGGAAGTCGATTACATCTCTCTTCCCAAGCAATATGTCTGGAGCGATATTTACAACGCAATTTCTGGAGATACTAACGTTCATTACGATTGGGCAGAAAAACAAGCTTTAGGCTGGATTCTCGGAGCAACCTACGGAGATCAAAACATTTCCCAATTTCTTGCATATTACATTGATCTTCCAATTAGAATTCAATTGGCTCTTTTGGTTGAACTAAACGGCGGAACACCACCACCGCCAGTTCCAACAGAAACATTCTTCATCGAATACAACGATAGCGTTGATGTTGGTGATCTTTTATACGATGATGGAGAAGGCTCCGCAAAACTGATTTACGCATAAGGAGAAATATTATGGCCGACAAACGAATTAAAGATTTAGCAGCAACAGCAACATCACCAGCAAATGATGATTTTATTGCTATTGACGGAGCAACCAACAACACGCGCAAGATTGCGGCAGATACATTTTTGCAGGATGCCCCCAGCGATGGAACACTTTATGGCCGTCAGGATGGAGCATGGGAAGAGGCCGCAAGCCCTGATGACATTCCGATTGTCCCAACCTTTGTCTATGACGGCACGGCTGAAACCACACAATTCATTGTTGGCAACATTCCTAATGATTGGCAAAGCTTGGGATTCGGCTACAGCAATAGTGACTTGACTCAACTATCTATCGGCAATTCTGCCACATCCATTGGAAGCTATGCGTTTTACTCCTGCAATGGCTTAACAGGTAATTTGGTCATTCCAAATTCTGTTACCATAATTGGCGATGGCGCATTCGGCAACTGCAACGGCTTCACAGGAAATCTAACCATTCCAAATTCTGTTACCATAATTGGCAATTATGCGTTCGGCAACTGCAACGGCTTCACAGGAAATCTAACCATCCCCAATTCCGTTACCTCCATTGGCAGTTATGCGTTCAGTAACTGCTCTGGCTTCACAGGCAACCTAATCATCCCCAATTCCGTCACCTCTATTGGCAATTATGCGTTCGGCAACTGCAACGGCTTCACAGGAAATCTAACCATCGGCAATTCCGTTACCTCCATTGGTGATTATGCGTTCAGCAATTGCCTTTTCTTAACAGCAGCCTACCTCAACCAACCCATAGGACAAGTGGCAGTTAATGCTTTCATGTACGCATCAAATATCGACAACATCTATATCGGCCCAGACGCCACGGGCTACACCTTGGGCGCGGGGCAAAGTGTTGGCGGAGCCAACGTCACAGTTTCCGTGTGGACAAACTATCCAAATGTTCCATAATCGTGGGCTATGAGTAAAACCATTCACTTCGTATCGGGTCTGCCGCGCAGCGGTTCAACACTTTTAATGAACCTTCTCGCGCAAAATCCCGAAGTCCATTCCACCGCAACAAGCGGCCTCCATGAAATCGGCTACATCGCTCGTCAGTTCTCCGCGACCGAGGAGTTCAAGACCATCCCGAATCCAAAGGATGGTGAAACCTTGTTCTACGATTACGTCAAGGGCGGATGCGAAAATGCATTCAATCGTTTGACCGACCGCCCGATTGTGGCTGACAAGTGCCGTAGCTGGGTTGGTCACTTGGATATGCTCTTTGCCATCTGGCCCAACGCAAAAGTTTTGGTTCCTGTCCGCGACATGCGCGGCATTCTTTGCTCTTTGGAGAAGAAATGGCGAAGCCATCCCTTTCCCTTTACGGGAGTTGAAAAACAGTCCCCGCAAAATTGGACTACGGTGGAAAAACGCGCACAGGGCTGGTTGCAAATGCCTCCGCTTGGTATCGCCGTAGAGCGCGTTTCGGATGCCGTTCGCCGCTATAAAGACAAGCTTCATTTTGTCCACTTTGAATCTCTTACAAAAAATCCCGCAGAAACAATGGGCGAAATTTGGGGCTATCTTGGATTAAAATTTGATCGCCATGACTTTGATAATGTGCAACAATATACTAAAGAGCATGAGCTTGGCTGGCCCTACGGCGACCACGAAATCCGCAGCAAGGTCGAACCCGTAGAACCCGACTGGCTAAACATCCTTGGCAGACAACTTTCAGATCAAGTGGCACAAACATTTAAATGGATTAACGAACTATGAAATATGCAATTATCGGCCCCAAAGGGGCAATTAACCGTATCAGCGACACAGAACCCAAGGCCGTAGCCGAAGGCGCAACCGTTGTTGAAATTACCGACGAGCAAGCAGCAACCGTCCAAGCTGGACGAACCAGCGAACCCAAGGTGTTTTATTTTTACAAAAATGGAGAACTCGTTACTATGGCGGAGCACCGCGAACAACTGATTGCCGCTCGTCCGAAACCCGCTGTCACCGCCGAAAAGCATATTGAGCGCGAGGGCTATCCCGCCATACGTCTTGTGACATTGATGGATTTGGAGGGTAAATTGGCCGAAGCTGGCAAGACTTCTGCCAAGCTCACAGCCGTCCGCTCGTGGCTTGATGCCATTCTTGGTGCATTCGCCGCCAATCCCGAACCCCGCAACGATTGGCCCAATGCTCCGTTTGGATTTGAAGAAACCGTGCAAGACGCCGCAAGTAAATTGTTGTAAGGGTTATGGCCAACAAAAGAATCAAAGATTTAGAAGTAACCGCACCGTCCCCAGATTCTGGGGACTTTATTGCGGTTGATGGCAATTCTAATAATACCAGAAAAATTGCCGCTGATTCTTTTCTCTTGGAAGGCCCAGAAGATGGAGAGCTTTATGGCAGAGAGGATGGAACTTGGTCTGCTGTAGCAAACATACAGAACGTTCCTCTTACCGCCACATTTGTCTATGATAGCAATATAGGGGATACTGAATTCATTGTTGGAGATATTCCTAATGATTGGCAAAGCTTTGGAGTCGGCAACAGCAATAGTGGCTTGACTCAACTATCTATCGGCAATTCTGCCACATTTATTGGAAGCTATGCGTTTTACTACTGCAATGGCTTAACAGGTAATTTGGTCATTCCAAATTCTGTTACCATAATTGACGATTATGCGTTCGCAAGCTGCAACGGCTTCACGGGAAATCTAACCATCCCCAATTTCGTTACCTCCATTGGCAATTATGCGTTCGCAAACTGCAACGGCTTCACAGGAAATCTAACCATCCCAAATTCCGTCACCTCTATTGGTAGTAGGGCGTTCTACAGTTGCTCTGGCTTCACGGGCGATCTAATCATCCCAAATTCCGTCACCTCTATTGGTGCTTATGCGTTCAGTAACTGCTTTTTCACAAGCAATTTAGTCATCCCCAATTCCGTTACCTCCATTGGCAATTATGCGTTCAGCAATTGCTCTATCTTAACAGCAGCCTACCTCAACCAACCAATAGGACAGATTGGCAGTTTTGCTTTCTACGCATCATCTATCGCCAACGTCTATATCGGCCCAGACGCCACAGGCTACACGCTTGGCTCAGAACAGACCATTGGCAACAAGAGCAGCATCACGGTTTCCGTGTGGACAAACTATCCGAACGTGCCATAAATTATGAGCATTGAACAAGTCAGAAACGAACGAGGAGTAAAGCTTACCATGAGCGAGCTAATCGCTGGCGTTGCGCTAATGGTAACAATGTTTTCCGCGCTTAATGGATGGATTGTCCTTCCAGAGCAAATGCGTTCCATCCAAGCTAACGATGCCAAACAAGATGCAAGGATTGAACTTATCAACAAAGAGAATCAAGAAAGATCGGAGACTTTAGCGCGGATTGACGAGCGCACAAAAAGAATCGAAGATTACTTGAAGTCCAAAGGATTTTGAGATAGATTTAAACCCTATGAAATCACTACTTGCTAAACTGGCTGGATTTTCCAGCGCAATCTTCAACTTTTACGCGCCCATCCTTAAGAGCGTGTTTGCCTCTGGCGCAGCCGCCTTGCTTCCGATTGCTCTTGAGATTGTTCGCTCGCTTTCCGATACGAACAAGACGGGATCGCAAAAGCGCGAAGCCGCCGTTAAACTTCTTACCCAAACCGCAACGAAACAGGGCATTGATGCCGCTGAAAGCGTTATTCGCTTTACCGTTGAATCCGCCGTCCAAAAACTCAAAACACAAGAATGAAAGAGAAACTTATCCAATTTTTGGTATCCAAGCTTGGCGGCATTGTCACCCCCATTATCGCCGCTGGCGTAAGCTGGGTTGTGGCCAAGATCGCCTCGTTTGACCCCAACCTTGCAAGCAGCGTTGATCAGACGGCAATCGTCGCCTTTGTGTGGGCTGGCATTATGAGTGGAGTTAATTACTTCACCAATGCCAAGCAAACCCAAGAAGTCAAAAAGATTCAGGCTGTTGTCAATGTTCAACAGGACGGATGGTTCGGCCCAGAAACCTACACGGAAGTCCGCAGGGCTATTCCTGTAAAAAAGAAGCCAACCGTAACCCGCCGCAAGCGGTGAACAAACCACTAAACAAGGAGCATCTTCGTGAAATATTCAGAAAACCCCCAGAAAAAGAAGATGGTCGCCCCTTCCTCGTCCGTCTCCTCGCCTCAATCCAATTCTCTGTTAAAGGGCGGATACAGGGAGGGAAGATTACCAAACACTTCGGAATCAGAGGTGGAACGGATTTTTAGGCGTTGGGACATTGGCACTCGCAGTTGCCCTTGGAAAAAATGAGCAATGTGGAACGCGATCTTGAAGCTGTTTGGAAAGAGATCAAAAAGTGGCCAGTCACAACCCTTGCCGAACTCTGCATCCGTATTGCCAACACCATCCACACCAAGCGTGAGCGTCAAAAGCTATCCAGAGACAAGAAAAAACACGCCAAATAAAGGCGGGGCTTTAATCAAGCCAGAGGCAATTGTCCTCCATCACTCTGGAGGTTCTTACGAGGGTGGGGTAAGTTGGATAATGAACCCCGCATCCAAGGTAAGCTACCACTGTTTAATCGCCAGAGATGGCCGTAGAACCGTTTTTGCTGATGACCGCATGAGAACATGGCACGCTGGCAGAAGCATCTGGAAGGGCCGTCCAGACCTCAATAGCTGGTCAATAGGTGTTAGCTGGGAAGGTGACACATACTTGGAACCCCTTGAGGAAGATGCCATTGCCTCAGCGATGGAATATATCTTGCCAAGAATGAGGAATTGGAATATTCAACCCAACATGGTTTTAGATCATCGCATGGTCGCTCCGAGCCGCAAGACGGATATTGCGCCAATGGAATACAGTAGGGTAATTTCAAGAATCCTTAAAGAGTTGTATGTCACAAAATAATCCAAACAAGAAAAAGAAAAAACAACAGAAGCTTAATCAGGATAGCTGCCCGTATTGTGGAGACAAAAACATTGACAGGGTTTACGTCAAACATGCAGGAACAATGAGAATCTGCAAAAATTGCAGGGAGGAATTTTAATGAAGCACGACGAAAAACTTGAAAAAATATTGAACAAGTTGTGCAATGAGCTTGTCGAATTTTTCGAGTCTGGCTTTGTCGTTGTTACTTACAAAGAAGCGGACGAAACTAAAAACGCCTTTATCAAATTTGGAAATGACTACACAATCGACGGCCTTATCTCCAACATCCACGACATCATGTATGGACAGGAAGAAGATGATGAAGAAGAGGATGATGACGATGACGGCGGCGACTTAAAGAACGTCCTAAAGAAAACCCTTGAGTAACAATGCCAAAAGCAAAACTTTCATTTAATTTGCCAGAAGAACAAGACGACTTTCAGCTTGCGTGTCAGGCGCACGATCTTCAATGGGTTGTTACCACGCTTGATTGCGAGCTACGGAGCCATCTTCGTTATAATACCCACCCTTCTTGGGATACAACCACTGTCGAAGAAATACGAAAGCTTCTTAATGAAATGATTTTCGATAGAGGCGTATCTATTGAATAAACACAAACAACAACACACACATGAAAATATATTGCTGTGGCCCAATGACGGGCTACCCCAACTACAACTTCCCCGCATTTTTTGCAGCGGAAGAAAAACTAAAAGAGCAAGGATTTGAAGTGGTAAATCCAGCAAGACTTGACACAGAAGCAGGATACGACCCAACCCATCCAGATTTTGTTATGGATAAAGAATTTTTAATTGGCGCGGCCAAGCGTGACCTAATGGGCGTTATTGAAGTTGACGCCATTGCGCTTCTTCCAGAGTGGGAAAAAAGCAAAGGGGCAAATGCCGAGCTTGCCGTAGCCAAGTGGCTTGGGAAGAAGATATACCTCTACCCGTCAATGGTGGAATACGACCAAGAATCAATCCTCGACAAAGCCAAGCAGATCACTTCGGGCGAGCGTCAAAAAGATTACGGCCATCCTACGGACAACTTCAGACGCATTGCCGATCTCTGGAATGTTTACTTGAACAACCGCAAGGTTGGCGGCAATATCTCTGTTGAAGACGTTGCTTGGATGATGGTATTATTGAAGATTGCCAGAGATCAGAACAAAACAACATACGACAATTTGCTGGACAGCATTGGTTATGTCAGGACACTAGCCATGATTCGCGGACTAGAAAAATAACATGAACAACACAATCAAGCGCCGTCGCCTGTTTTTTGACATCGAAACATCTCCGAACGTTGTATTTTCTTGGAGAACTGGATATGAGCTAAGAATCCCCCATGACAACATTTTGGAGGAAAGGGCCATTATCTGCATCTGCTACAAGTGGGAAGGCGAACGCCATGTCCACTCCCTGACGTGGGACGAAAACCATTGCGATAAAAAGATGGTTAAAGAGTTTGCCGAGATAGCAAATTCCGCCGATGAAATTGTAGGCCACAACGGAGATCGCTTCGATATGAAGTGGCTCAAGACCCGCTGCCTCTACCACCGCGTTCCCATGTATCCAAAGTATGTAACGCTGGACACCCTAAAGATTGCTCGCAATCAATTCTTGTTCAACAGCAACAAGCTTGATTACATTGCCAAATTTTTGGGCTTTGGGGGAAAAATGGAAACAGGAGGTTTTGATCTTTGGAAATCAATCGTTCTGAACAAGTGCAAGAAAAGCCTTCGCAGAATGGTTGACTACTGCAAGCGGGACGTTGTTCTGCTTGAGCGCGTTTATCAAGAACTCCGCACCTACACCAACCATCAATACAACTACGCCGTGGCTTATGGCGGAGAGAAATACGATTGCCCTGATTGCGGTTCTACGGACGTTCATTTGTCCAAGACGCGAACAACAGCCGCTGGGACAGTCAAGCGTCAAATGATGTGCAAGTGCTGCAACACGTTTTACACGGTTAGCAACAGAGCTTACGAAACTTATCTTTCGGAGAAATAAACTAAGAAGGAAAATCTCTTAGTTGCTCTCCTGTAGAACTATCATAAATTGGCCCACCGCCGTCGCCGGGGTCGTAGGGCCAGTATTCTTCGGCTGCTATTGCGCCCGGCCCGTATCTTTGCGGAGCGGAACCCGTTCCTGTGTCCACACTAAAACCATAACCCATAGAAAGCTCCTCGCCAAAAAAATCAATAACTCCTCCTTCAGTCGGCGTGGTTCCTGATGTGTAACTTTTCCAGTAAGAATCTGCCACTACAGAACGGCCTCTTGTTGGAGTTACTAATTCTTGATCAAGAAATTGCAGCCGAAAATAAGGGTAAAAAAGACTTGTTGACTCTATATAAAGTGTTTGCGACCACCAAATTTCAAAGAAATTAAAGGGGAAATCACCGCCCACAATTTGAACGTCGCCTGTTGGCGCGCATACCAAATTTTTTTCTGTGCGTTCGGGATTGAACGGAAAAAAATCCGTGTGTTCTCCTATGGTTACAAGAGACGCATCTTCAGAGGTTAATTTTATTTTTTTGAGCAACCAATAGAACTTCAGCATTTGGCTTTTTGTTAACCCGATGGGCCAAAGTGTCCCTGCTCCAATGTCCTGTGTCGTATGATAGGTGGTGCACCACGGAAACAGCCCTAATTGCCTTACGGTCGCCATAGCTTTTTACGTTGTTATTTTTTGTGCTGGTATGCGGTATTTTACGGGTTGGCCATTTTCGCAAACATCAAACTCAACCAGCGGCAATTGTTGTGACGGTCTGGAAGCACTGCCAGACGGGGGCGGAATCTCGTTTCCAATTGGAGATTGCGTTATTGATACGCTAGGTATTAGATCAGACTGTAGTGCCGTAGATGAAGAATTTACAGATGAAGAAAATGCAACCTTTTGAGAAATGATTTGATTTACAAAATCATTTAACGCCTCCCCTAAAAGCTTGTTTCGACCGTCTTGAGAAATTCTCCCGTATTTAACTTCTCTTTTAAGCTGTTTTTCAAATCTTTCATTTTCTCTTTCTTGTCTTTTTTCTTGAGCCGTTCCGCGTGTCGCCGTATAGGGATCGTCAGCGGGGGTATTTTTTCCAAAATTTGGATTATTTAACTTAGACATATTAGGAAAAAATTGAGGCGTCTAAAACTTCGGCATATACCCTTGCATAGCCATATTGATATATTTCTACTCTTGAATCAATAAGATACAAGCCAGACCTAGGTATATCGGTTGGCCCAGAAACCGATGGGATTGATGTTGGGCCAGTCCCATTAACCTCTACTGTTTTTGTGTCGGAAACATTTACGCTTGGGAAGTTGTCTCCAAACCAACCAATTTCAAATGACGCCCCTCCTGAATAATTTTGTTCGCCCGTGTTTTCTATGGTTATTTGTCCATGAATTGATGGAGGAATTGTTATTGTTACGGTTTGTTGCCCCCTCGCATAAGAACTGCCCTTGCCCGTTGTTCTGTCAGACGAAGAGCTTGTTGGAGAAAAAGATGCAGACGCGCTTGCTGAGCCTTCTACAGAAACTCTAGCACTTTCTCCAAATGCAGCCAAAACGTGAGAGACTGGCTTAAATATTGGCCACGGCACGGTTGAACCGCCCACCTTGGTTAATATGTCTTGCAGCGTTACGGGATATGGCAAAAAGAAAAAATAACTGGTTGTTGGGATGTTGTTTGCATAAATTTCCTCCATATCCACAACGAATGCTGGAGAAACAGACGCTTGAGAGGATGCTCTTCCGCTTTCAGACCCAGACAAAGACCCGCTCGTTCCAGATGTAAATCCCTCAAAATCACTTGAAAAGCTTGCATCGTCTTTGCTGCCGTCCCAAATGATTGAAACGGATTTCAATATTTTCGGGAGACTTAAACTTGTTCTTGTTGGAAAGGACAAAAAAACAGCGTCCAGTTCTGATTTGACAGCATCCAAATCAATTTTGCGAACAATGTCTAAATCTTCAGATAGGGGATCAACAAATGTCGCAGCAGAACCAAGCGATTGGCCAGACGGCGTTATTTTTTCTTCATAGGGAATTATTATGTTAACACTCGATTCATAATCTTGACCGAGAAGTGTTGGTAGCCCAATATTGTCTCGTGTAACAGTTGTTTTTCTTGCGGTAAATTTTGTAATCTGCTGCTCGCTTTTTTCAATTTCATTAGAGGCTAACGATGGCATGGAGACGCTGTTTTGCGCCACTGTTTCTTGTGTTGTTTTTGTTGGCACACTTGCCCTGAACTGTTCTGGCAGCACATCTGGTTTTGACGCAGAAAATGTTTTTGCAGGAAACACTTCTGGAACTTCAGTTTTTGTGACAACGTAAGTTCCGTCGCCCAACGCTTCGCTCTGTATATCTCTCGTTGCTGTTGGAATTTCGCTTGCGTCTCCATTTTGAAGGGTTTGCGTTACTGTTGCTAATTGCTTGTCACTGTCTGTTGCTTTTTGTGTTAATGTTTTCGGAAGACTCGTTATGTCTCGATTTGTTTTAGAAATGCGTTTTACGAATTTGTTGGTTTGTTGTTCGGACTTTTCTAAATCTCCAGCATTCAATGTTGGGATTGACGCTGTTCCAGCAAGGCTTTCTTGTTCCGTTTTTGACGGAACCAATATTCTGAATTTTTCTGGAACGGGGTCTGGACGCTGTAATGAAAATGTTTTTGCCGAAAAAACTTCTGGCGCATCAACAATTCTTTCAACGATGGTTTCAGCGTCTTCTCTTTGTGCTTCTACGGTTTTTGTTGCCGTTGGCTGTGGTGGAGTATATCCACTTACCGCCTTTCTTTGCGTTGTAACGGTTACGAGTTGGCCGTCACTGTCTGTTGCTCTTCCAATTAATTGCGGGCCGCTAACCCTATATGTTTGAACAACCTTAAAAACCAAAAATTCATTATATGGCTCATATGTTGTTTGAGTGATTGTTCCGCTTATGTTTTCAAGTGTTCCAACTTCATTGCCTGTTGAAACAATAAGCTGTTTTGATTCTTGAACGGCTCCGCGAGAGGGGTCATATAAATCCCTCGTGTTAATTGGGAACGAAGGATTAGTTACAGAACCTGAACCGTCACCCCAATTTTCCTCGATCTCAAGAGAGACAATTGCCGAGCCATCCCGCCCCTCATAGGTTCTCTTTTGGGTTGTGGCAAGGGATGCTGTTTGCCCTGTGTTGGCTACAGCACGGCGTCTGCCTTGAATTGGGCCAAGGTTTTCGTCGTAGCGGGTAAACGGAACCCAAGGGCCGGGAAGAATCTCATAAACCCACTCAACCCTTTCGTCGCTTCTGGTTGGTTGCGCTCCAGTAAACACATGATTTGGATAGCGTGTGCTATCTGGGTGCGCGGAAAGATCGTCAGGAATCTTGTAGCTATCTACTCTTGGGTCTTTCCTTATTGATATAATTGGATAGGATCGGTCGTTATTTGCGTATCCAGAAACGTATGATTTTCCGAGGGGTGGATATTCCGTGGCCATTTACCAAGGAACCATATCTTAAAACATCTTATCAATCAAGCACATTTTTTTGTTGCAAAGTTAAATCAACAGTGTAATATTTGTTTGTTGTTTTGGTTTTTTCATGGTGTGTGTTGGCGGGGTTGGGCTTAAAACCCGACCCCGCTTTTTCTTTAAAAAAAGATTGAACGAATTTTCTTGCACCGTGTCTGTATATGCCTAACCTGAAATACTATGGCATTCCAAAATACAAATAACAGACCCAAAGACCCGACCCTATACCACAGCGCACTCGTCAAAGACGGCCCCAAGCTTGTCACTGTCATGGGCGCACCGAAGATGGTAAAAAACAACACACTCTGCTTGGTAGAGCTTCTTGTTGATGGGGTTAAGCATGTCTATTGGGTTGACACACCAGAGATTAAATCTGGTTTTGAGGCAAATGTTGGGCAACAAGTCGTTCTTATGGCTTCTGGAAACAGCAAGCAAGGAACGGCGCGAATGGAGTTTCAGTTGGCCGGGGTTCCTGCCACACAGATTCCTCAACCAGCAAAAACGGTAGCGGTTGCGCCCGTGGTCTCTCAGCCCCAAACGTTCAACGTGGTTGTTCCAGCGCAACAGCCCTCTCAACAAAAATCAGATCGTGATGCAAAAACCTTCTTGTGCCAAGCGTCCAATCTTATGCGCCTTTGCGTCAAAAAGGCAAACGACATCAAGGTTGAGCTTGGTCTTTCTGACGAACATCGTCAGGGGATTGCAACCACGCTCTTTATTCAGTCTGATCGCAAGGGATTTATTGACTCCATGCCCGTAAATCCTTATACGCCAGCAGAGCTTGGTTTTGGTGCGAGTAACGCTCAAAATTTAGCGGAGGCACAGCCGTCAAATGACGAAGACGAAGCCTTCTAATTGGAAGGTTCAAAAGTATAACAACGGAAGCTTTTATGTGCCGTCGCGCCGTAATATCCACGAAGGCTACATTGTTGACACAACAGAATCCCCTTGGACTTGCTGTTGTGATAGCTACATGTTCCGCCACCGTAGAGACAAAAACCACGAGTGCTGGCATATAAAATACATCAAAAAACTGTTAGGAGTTAAATCAACATGAAAAAGAAAAATGGACAGAAAAAAGTCGCAACTGTAATGCGCGAATATTCCAAAGGAAAACTAAAAAGCTCCTCTGGCCAAAAAGTAACCAATCCGCGCCAAGCAAAGGCAATTGCCCTTTCGGAAGCGGGGATGAGCAAAAAGAAAAATAAACGCTAATTCTTTGTGACGGGTTTCTAAAGCGGTCGGCCTATAACCGATGCGGCGACTGGTGTAATAAGTCCAAACAACTTCCCTGTCACACCAACACAATGACCATTACAAACATCCATAACTTGCCCCAACCATTCGTTGATCTTGTCAGTGAAGACTCTTACAACAAGGGGGAAGCACAATACAGCACAACACAACTTATCGGCCCACCCAAGGTTAGCGTTCTTTTTTCGCGCCATCATGCAAAAGTTGTAGAAGACGCTTCAGATCGAGTTTGGACAATGAGCGGAACCGCCAAGCATTATGTGTTGGAGCAGATCGCAAAACGCAACCCAAGCCGCTACATCGTAGAGAAGCGCATGTATTTGGATGTAGATGGAATTAAGGTCGGAGGACAGATTGACCTTTACGATAGCGAAACAGAAACGCTTTACGACTGGAAAGAATCAGGAGTATGGAAAGCATTGTCAGACGATAAGTTTGAGTGGACTGCACAGGGTAACATCAACAAGCTTCTGTGTGAGGCCAACGGGGTTTATCCCAAGAAGCTCTGCAACATTATCATAATGAAGGATTGGAAGTTGCGCGAGGCGAAGATTAAGCCAGAATATCCGCAATGCGCCATTCAATCAATTGAGCTTCCAATCTGGAAGCCCGAAGAAACATTGGCCTATATCAAGAGCAGAATAGCGGCACACGAAGCAGCTAGGGCATCTATCCACGATGACGAGATTCCCCATTGTTCAGAGCGCGAACGCTGGCAAAGGGAAGACGCATTTGCCGTGCTAAAAACAAAAGACGCCAAACGTGCTGTCTCTGGAGGAATATACAATGATTATGAATCGGCAAAGTCCCACGCATCCAAGATTGGCGGGGTTGTCGAAGAAAGGCGTGGAGAACCAACAAGATGCTTGAATTATTGCCGAGTTAGGCAATGGTGTAATTTTGGAAAAACGTTAACAAGGGAATAAATAATATGAGCATAGAATACAGAGGAGAAAGGTTCTCTGGCTACAACAAGCCCAAGAGAACCCCCAAGCACCCAGAAAAGTCACATGCTGTTTTGGCCAAGTCTGGAGACAATGTTAAGTTGATTCGATTCGGACAGCAGGGGGTCAGTGGCTCCCCCAAGAAAGAAGGAGAATCTTCAGCCTATCGCAACCGCCGCGAATCATTTAAAGCGCGTCATGCAAAAAATATTGCCAAGGGCAAAATGAGTGCCGCTTATTGGGCGAACCGCGAAAAATGGTAACAACATGAAAAAGAAATCTAAAAGCACTGTCAACGCCGCTGGCAATTACACCAAACCCGAAATGCGGAAACGCCTGTATCAAAAAATTAAGGCGGGAACAAAAGGCGGCGACAAAGGCGAGTGGAGCGCGAGAAAAGCGCAAATGCTTGCCAAAGAATACAAAGCCAAGGGCGGAGGATATAAAGACTAATTATGAAAAAGCCACAAGAATCACTAAAGAAATGGACAGAGCAGAAGTGGAGAACTTCAGACAATTCTCCATCCAAGGGCAAAAAGCGTTATCTGCCAGATGCAGCATGGAGCGCATTGACGCCAGCGGAAAAAGCCGCAACCAACAGGGCTAAGGCTAAGGGCAATAAAGCTGGAAAGCAATTTGTCAAACAACCGAGCAAAATTGCAAAGAAAACCTCACGTTACAGAAAATGAAAAGACACCCAGAAGACAGAATCTACGATGCCAAGAAGTTCATCAACGAGCTTTCCAAGGTTCAAGATCGTCGCTTCAATAAGCTTGTCAAAAAATTGGGAATCAGCAAAGAGACAGAAGACCTTTTGTTTGATTACATCTACAACGAGCAAGAAACAGAATTAAGCTTTGGGGAGTATCTTGAATGTCGTTGTGGGGCGACATTCCCTGAATGTTGACTAACGGCAACAAATGACCATCAACATATTCACCATTGTTCTTGATGGTTCGCCTTGGATTGGAGCACAGTTTGCCGAATTGTGCCGATTGCGCGAACTTGATTGGCATTGGTCAATTGTTGAGGGTGCATCCCTCCCAAAAAAAGACACGGCTTGGATGGGAAACCAAAGTGGCAAAGTCAGCCATGATGGAACCCATCAGTTTCTCCAGTCATTAAAAACCCACCCAAGAATCACAGTAAACAGCAAGTCAGAATGGGGCGGCAAAACGGAGATGATTAACGCCGCGCTAACAGCGTTTAAGAGGGATGGCGTCTTACTACAAATGGATAGCGACGAGCTATGGACGGAGTTTCAAATGAAGTCCCTTGCATCCATGATGGAAATTGAAAGGGAAGTTAATACCGTTCAATTTAAAATGGACTACATGCTTGGGCCAAACGTAATATCAACATCGAAAGACGGTTATGGAAACAGAGCAAATGAGTGGGTCAGGGCTTGGCGTTACAGCGTTGGAGAGTGGATGGAATGCCACGAACCCCCAGTATTCAATGGCAACAGAGAGCGAATACTTGGACGAGACGAATCAGAACGACTTTTTGGACGCATCCTCCACATGGCATGGGTGACTCCGCAGCAAGTTTCCCAGAAGCAACGTATATACAGGGGTGGATACGAAAACGCTTGTGAGAATTGGGAAAAGTTACAGAACAATATGAAGTGGCCAGTAAAAGACCTTCAACAGTTTTTGCCTTGGGTTGGCAAGGGAGCAAGCGCAGACCTGATTTTTTAATGTGGCTGTAACTCAGTGGATAGAGTATCGCTCTTCTAAAGCGAGAGTCGAAGGTTCAAGTCCTTCCAGCCACGCCAAATCTTGTATTGACCTAAGTATTGATTCGTGATATTTTCTTAGCGCAAATGTCACTTACACTTGGTCTATCCATAGAAAGATTGCCAGCCTCAGTTGTGCCGCAACCAGACCCGCCTGATTTGGTGGGTTTTGATGCACAGGGAGAGCTTCGCAATAACATCAACAGAGTTCTTGAGAGGTTCCATGCAGAAGGGAAGTGGGAAGGCTTGGTAGTTCAGGCAACGGTTGCAGCTTACGAAGACGCAAACGAAAACAAGTTTATCACGCTTCCCAGACACCTTGAAACGTGCATTCGTGCTGGCCGCGCTGGATACCAAACCAGAGGAGTTCAGAGCGAGTGGTATCAATATTTGCCCAATGGTCGTGGAATCAGAAAGCCAGACCAAGCTTATCACGGGGCTATTCAAGACATGGGTGAAGGGTTTGTTACGTTTAGAGACATTCTAACACCTTCTCAATTGACAATTTCTTCTTCTCAGACCGAATCGTCTGGTGCGTATATTGTCATTCGTGGCAAGGACGCCAACGGCGACAAGATTTATTCCACTGTTGAAGGCGCGGTTATTGAAGGAATCCGATTGGACATGGCTTCTGGGACACAGACAACCAGCCAGACATTTTCAGAGATTTACGCCGTAGAGAAAGAAGTCACCAAGGGGCTTATCACTGTTAGCGCAGGAGCTACAACGCTTGCGGTTTACGAGCAAGGTGAACGCGCCATCAATTATCGCCGTTACATGGTTGACAAGAATTGGGACAGCGTTCAAGGTGTTTTTAAACGCCGTCATGTGTGGGCAATCTCTGAAAATGATCAGTTGTTCCCAGACAGTCTTGAGGCATTAAAGCTTGGACTTATGGCACTCAACGCAGAAGAGAAGGCGGACGTTGAGCGCGGACAATATTACATGGACAGAGCTTTATTGCTTCTCAATGCAGAACTTAAAGAATACAATTCTGGACAAGAGGGAACAATGCAAACCGCGCCTTGGCTAACACGCAGAATGATTAACATGAGGTAATGATATGCCAGAAGAAGAGAAAAATAAAATTCCGCAATTTCCAACAAGCACAACCCCGATTGCTACAAGCGGAGCTTCGTCATTCGGAAGTCCCTTTATCCCAAACGTTACTGGAGGCTTTAACCAAAGAGTAAGTAGTCAGGCAGCACAGGGAACCGCGCCGCAGTTTGTAAGGGCAACACAGGCTGGAAAAGAACCTATTAGCGTGGCATCTGGAACAATTTTCGCAACACCTCAACAGGCTTCGGCTATGACGGCTTCAAGAAACATTGCAGAGCAGGGAACCAGAACGCCAGAGCAGCAACAAGCGTTGCTGGCCCAGATGCGTGAGCGTGGATCGCAAATCAGGCAAGACATTATCAATCAAAATATTCGACCAAGCCAAGAACAAGTTAGTCAATACTATACGATTCGTCAGGGAATGGAGGAACGTCGAGCACAAGAAGCATTGACACCCTCAGTTTACGAGGGTGGTGTTGCGGGAACAGACAGAAGAATGGCTGGAGCGCAAGCTTTAGTTAGCGCGGAAAGATGGAGGCAAGCCGCTTCTGGAGAACGCTCCGCAATGGGGCAGTCTCCAATATCCGCTTTTGGCGGAGCGTTTAGACAAGGTTCAATGGGTCAATTTTCTCCGATTCAGCAGCCGACATATACGCAAGGAATATCTGGAATGCAGAACATGTTTGCGCCAGCGGCACAGACAACGCCAGCAACGCTGCTTCCTGCAATGGGCGAAACAAGACAAAACGCCACACAATTAGGGACTTCTGGAACGCCGTTTTCATTTACTCCGTTTGCTGCCACATCTCAAAGTATGGCAGACCCGTTTAGGGGATTAAGAATGGCAACGTCTCCAAGAAGAAGGGGTTCAAGATTTACGCCTCTACCTTTTGGATTGAGAACCACACCAACCGTATAATATGGCTGAAGAAATAACAGGCACTAAAATAGATTTGCCAGCTATGGCAAGACCGAGCGCACCGAGCGTTGCTGACTTGATGGTCGGAATGCGTCCTCAATCCGGTATTACTCCGGAAGACTTGCCGGAAGATTGGGGCGGAAGACCGACAGGAACATCCCGCAGGGCTATTCGTATGCAAGCGGAATGGGACAAAAGGCGCGAAAGACAGATTCAAGAATACAACATTCAACGCCAAGCCTATGAAAACGACAGGTCTTACGGGCTTCAGGCCAGAGATCAAATGATGCAGGAGGCAAACTTTCAAAAGACACAAGAAGAAGCTGTAGCAAATCAAAAGCTAAAAGCCCAAGCAAGTCTTGAATCTGCAAACATTATATCATCCATAAATCAATTAGACCCAAGATCGCCAGATTTTGAATCAAGCGTGGCAAAGATAATGGCACAAAATCCATTAGGCACAACCGACGAGGGGGTTCAAAAAATAGTCTCTCAATACAATTCTGCCTCCCAAATTTACAGAAGCGCAGAGCAATCCAGAACCCAATCAGAAAAAGCTGAAGCTGAAAAGCGTCAAGCTCTCAGCAAAGAGATGGCTAGAGTCGCAGAGGTTGCCGCCAGAATGGAAAAAGATAAGAGCGAATTTGTTAAATCTGTTAATGGCGTTGATGTCATTGATTATGAAGCGTTGGGTCGTGCGGAAGGACAACTCAAATTAAAAGAAGAAAAATCATTGATTGGCGGAAGACCCCAGCAAGAAATAGAATCAATCATCACTTCTATTGAGGCCGACATTGCTGAATCGGAAGCAATGGGTGACGATAACAAGGTTAGCGGATTAAGCAAAAAGCTGGAATATTACAGAAATCTTTTACCAAAGGGTGGCGGCTCTCAGGCTACTACATCAACAAACATTAGAAGCTTCGACAGCGCAGAAGAAGCCAATAATGCGGGCTTGCCAAAAGGAACAATTGTGACTATTAATGGCAAGAAGGCTCGTGTTGACTAATGGCGATTACATTTTTAGACGAAGAGGAAGATGGGGCTTCTCCAGAACAGGAGATCGGCACTAAGATTACGTTTCTGGACGAAGAGCCAGAAACTGGAGTCACGTTCATAGAGGAAGACCCGGTTCAGTCTTATTCTTCCGCTGTCAAAGAATTTAAAGACGTTCAAAAAACTTATGAATCGAACGCCGCTGCATACAATGAGTTTTCATCTTTACCACTAACTGAGGCGGACGAGCCAGAAAGATTGCGCTTGTTTGATGGCGCAAGGAATAGCGAGATACTTTTAGATGACAAGTTGCGAAAAGTCGAAAAGCTAAGGCCAGCATATGAAGCCGTCCAAGAGCAGCGCAAGCAGGAGGAGATTGCGTCACTTAACAAGCTTTCCGAGAATCCTCTTACCGCTGGAGTTGTTGAGCCAGCATTGGCGGCAAGGGAAAAACGTGAAGCACAACTTGCAGCGTTGGCTCAAGAAAACTTGGAAGACGAAGCCTACAGTCAGAAGGCTAAAGAAATCTCTGAAGAGTATTCAAACTTTGTAAATAGCTCTATTCAGAAATCCATTAAGGATAGCGAGGAAGAAAGGCTTCTTTTGCGTGATGTGTTAAACGAAAGAAACCGAGCAAGAATGACGGGCCTTGGTCGTGTTGGCGCGGCTGAAGCTGTTGGCTCCGTGATTCTTGGAACGCGGGAAAGTCAAAACGTGGCCGACCTTGCAAGCGAGCTTGGTGAAGAATACGCAAACGAGATTTTGGGCAGAAGCGCAACCCCCAGAGATGTTGCCCGTGGTGCTGTTGCAAGATTCGTTGGTGGTGGCATTGCGGGAATCCCATCCAATGTTATTGATCTTTTTGCTGGAGGAGAAAGGGAACCTGAGTCGCTTGAAGAAGTTAGAAGACTTCAATCTCTTGTTGATGGTGGAGACGCTTCGGTTGCCCCACAACTTGAAGAGGCCAAGAAAAATCTACGCAAAGAAGCTTTGTTGACGGCGGTTGAGAGAATGACGCCAGAGGAAAAGTTTAAAATTCAGCGCGATTATCTTGAGTCAAAACAAAACGAGATTCTTGCAGGAGCTCCACCGGAGCGCAGACAGAGAATCATTGACGCATCCGAGCGCATTATGGATTCGTATGAAGCCTCTAGGTTTAACCCAGAAGACCCCAAGGCATACGGAGCATTATTGCCAGACGGAACAATTTATTTTACCCCCAAGGGCAAGGAAGATGTTAATTTGGCCGTTGACAAGATTGCTGACGCTGGACTGATTTCCGAAGCGAGCAAAGAAAGATATAAGAGCTACTACAACAATCTTGAGGCAGAAAGAGAACGCGCAATACGAGCCTCTGCCGTTCAAACCACAACATTCCAAAACTGGATTAAAAACAACCCAGAATATTCAATAGAGACGGATGCTGGGGTTGAAGAGGCGATTGCGGCATTTGAGGAATCTCACAATACGCCCACGGCCAATATCGTTGACATTGTTCCGGGGCTGTTTCGCGGCATTAAAAGCTATGTAACCGACGCAACAATAGGGGCGCGGCTTTCGGCTATTGCCGCTTCTGATATAAGCGAATCAGAAAAAGCAGACCAAATGCTTGCCATCTATGCGGAGGAAACAGAAAAACTTGGAGAGCGTCCCCCAACTAGCTTTCTTGGTGGTGCTGCCGAGATCACTGGAAACTTTGCCGCCCAAGCTTTGCCAATGATTGCTGCCAAGTTTCTTAGCTTGTTTGGCCCTACCGGAAAGACCGCTGGAAAGTTCGCCGTCCCAACAGCTAGAGCATACACGCTGGCCCATATGGGTGCGCTGTATGCTGGACAAGGTTACATTGAGGCCGTTGGACAATCCGTAAGAGAGTCCGGCTACAATTCCCTTGAAGAAATACAGGAGCAAAATCCAGAGCTTGCCGAAAGGATTAACGAGACTGGCAAACGCGCCATGATTGACGCTGCCAAGATCAGTCTTACAGAACAGATTCCGATTGAGGGTCTTGTTTCCAGTATTGGAAAGTTCGCCAAAAAGCCAACCACGTTCAAGAGAATCATGGAGGCCGTGGCACTGAATCCAGCGGCTGAAATTTCACAAGAAATATTTGCAGACGCCGCAATGCAAGCGGCACAGTCGCGTTACAGTCTGGAAAACAAAGACATCAAAATGATGAGCTTGGAGGAAATTGGCCAGATGTATCTTGGCGTTCTTCCCATTACTGGCGGAACAGCGGTTGCCGCTCGCACGGCAGACAGGGCAATGCAACGCAAGGAAGACGCCATTGCCAAACTCAACGAAGAACAGCGTAGAATTTTTGAGGCTGAGTCCGCGCTTATTGATGTTGCTGAAAGGGCAGCTAAAGACGCCGAGGCCACAGCACCCGAAACGGCCAAGGCGGTTGCAGACGAAGCGGCAAGAGCCAGACAAGAGCTTGACGCCAGAATTGGACAGACCGCAGAATCCGTTGGTGGAGAGCCAATCAGTATTCGTGCTACAGTAAGCCCAAGGAGAGAGGGCGAAACAGATCAGGAATGGCGAGCAAGGATTGAGCAGGAACGGGCAGAACAGGGCGTAACCATTCCAGAATCAAGAACGATTGCCGATGCCGTAAGGGACAAAGACACTTTTGTATTTAACGGGATGCGCGGAGCCTTGGTTAAGGACGGAGATCGCGTTTCGTTTAGACCGTTTGGAACGCAGGAATCATACGAGGTTCCTGCAAGCGAGGCACAGAACATTTCCGAGGTTGAGGGCGTTGAGTGGGTTCGCAGGGGGCAGATAAGAACCACTGTTCAAGAGGCCCCCGTTGAGGTTTCGACCGAGATTGAGGCAACACCAGTTGTCACCGAGGATGAGGCAAGCGAAGTGGCGGACGATGTTGAGGTTCCCCCGTCTCTCGTTGAAATTGAAAAGTCGCCAACGCTAAATTTCTTTGCTGATCTTTTTGATACTGGCGAATCAAGAGTTTCCCAAGAGGGCAAACGCGCAAAGAAGGTTTCCCAGACTCCAGAATTTTACAGGCAGGTCAGGCCAGAACAAATAGATCAAGCTCGCAAGCTTATTGACAACGCTCTCCGCATCATTGATGCTATGGATGTAAGCGATGCCGAGAAAGATTCGCTGGCCCAAGGGTTTTTGCTACTTGATCAAGACATTGACAAATATGAACAAAATAAAGAATACCAAAGATACAGAGCCGAAGCAGTTAGGGAGGTTCGCCCTACTGTCGAAGCTGGGCAGATCGAGCCAACTGAGACAGAAGCTCAAGCAGCAGCGCGAGAGCTTGAGCAACGCTCCAGAGCAGAAGCAGAGCGTTTAGAGCGCGTAGCAACAGCCCGAAGAGTTGCCGCTGGCAGAGCCGCATTTGTTCCCGCTGGACAGGCCGAAGCATTGGGCCGTGTTGCAAGAGCCGAATCCGCGCCAGACGAATTTGAATCTCTTGTTGAGCAGGGGTTCGCGGAAGAATATAAGGGTCAACAGGTTCTTACCGAAGCAGGAATTGCCGCACTCCCCGAAGCGCAGCGTCCACGGCTGTCTCCGCAAGTAAGAAAGATTCAGATTGATACAGGGGCCACAGATGCGGCAGCAGAAGCCATTTCCAAGAATCTTCGTATTGGCGTTGATCAGGTTCCGCCCAACGTAAGAATGCCCGAAGGCTGGACGCTGGAAGGTGACGTTTATATCCCTCCGGCTCCACAACAAGTTACCAAGGCTCCAGAGGCAGCTCCGACCCCCGAAGTTTCCCCCGAAGCTATCCCAGAAGTTCCAACAGAGCCAGCAAGACCTCAGCGTAGGGCCGCAATAGTAGAGCAAGCCCCAGAAGAAACGGACGATGCTGACGTTAGGGACGAGGTTCCAGCCCTTACTACATTTGATCGCCTGTTCGCGTTTGCCGAAGATTTGATAGCCGCTACTCCCGAAAAAGCGGAGAGCATTAGGAAGACCATTGCTAATATGGCGGCAAGAATAACGGCTATGACCAAGAACAGGTCTGACGATTTCAGAGACGCCGTTATCGACAAGGCGGCAGACAGGCTCAGAAGATCGCTTGAGCGTGGTGTAAAAACAATTTCGGGTGCAAGAATAATCGCGTCCGCCTTTGATGATGTTAAAAACCTTAAAAGATTTTCTGGAGAGGTTAATCAGATTGAATCCTCTATGGATGAGGATAAAGATGAGGGGGTAAAACTTGGAGACAAGCTTGACGATGGACAACTTTCCCCAGACGTTGTTGCCGCCAGAACCGACGCGGCCACAATACTTGAATCATTTACACCTCTTGAGAGGGCGGCACTTAGCGGTCTTCTCATTCAAAGAAACTTAATAGATAGAAAGCAAGCTTATGAATACCTACAAGAAGCAATCGAAGCCGGATTCACAGCCGATGACATCAGCAACGCAATCGACGCAGCAGAACAAAAATTCAACGATGTCCAACGAGGAGTTGGAAGAACTGTTGGACGGGCTGGTGTTGCGCCGACTGGACAAGTTGCGCCGACTGAAACGAGACTCCAACAAACAGAACGCTCTGGCGTAATGGGAGAGGTGTTGTCGGAGGTTGATAAATCCGATAATCTGACACCGAATGAAACAGCGGCCAAAGACAAGACTAATGACCCCACGCTGAACAAGATTGGCTCTTGGCGCAATACGCTACCTGAAGGGCCGTTGCGCGATCTGATTGATCTTATCATTAGCGTAAGTCCAGACGCCGCGAATCTGGACATTAAATATGTTTCTACTTTGGATGGAAGATATGACGGACTGTATGACCCGCAGACCAACACGCTTTACATGCCACTTAATCCGACAAAGGACATTAACCTGTTGATCGGTCACGAACTTGTCCATGCAACAACTTTAAGCAAAGCAAGAGAGTTTGATAACGGAAACCTCAACGCACTTTCGGCCAATGACCGCGCCGTATTTAACGGACTGGAGAAAATAAGACAGCGGCTTATTAGAACGATGGGTAGAGGCAACGCCAAGTTTGCTGAGATTATGCGGATTAAGAACGCCGCAGAAAGAGGATTGGCGGCAGCAGACGCAGTGGCAAATGGCGAGATTGACGGAAACCTGTATGCCCTTGTCAACATGGCTGAGTTCCTTGCCAACTCCATTGATAACGATGGATTTAAAGACGCTCTTGGCGCGGTTGACAGAAATATCCTGAACGAGATTTGGGACTTGATTAAGAGACTCTTCACCCTTGGAGGCAAAACGCCTAATGGAGTTGACTTGGTTTGGAGATCAATCGCGCAGCTTTCTACCACAGTAGAGGGCGAAGGGGATGTTTCCGCAGCCGCGATCACTCCCCAACAAGACAGAGGGTATCTTCTGGATGCGATTGAAAGAGGAGATTTTGATGCGGCACAAGCTTTGGCGGATGGCGGGGCAACGATAGATCGCGCCACATTCCTTCGTTCCATCCGACCAGCGGCGACCCAACGCGCAACCACAATCCACGCCCGACTTGAGAAAGATGGAATTATCTCAAAGGATGAGTTTTCCAACGAGCGGGGTTTGGTTTACGGTGATGGGCGGGGTGCTGCGTCCCAATATTTAGGGGCGCAATCTTACGAGCCATATCCTCCAGTTGGATTTAAACCAACTTATACGGGTGATCGCGTGGCTGGCGAGGGTGCGGCGATTGACAAAAAATTCCGCACGATCCTCAATACTTTTGTTTTGAATGTAGTAGATTCCGAAACACGAGCATTCATAGTTAAGGACATTGCAAACTTGTTAGTCAATGGAGGAAGGGCGGTATTCGTTACTCGCGGCAAAGATGTTGCCACATCTAAAGCCTTGGTGTCTTTCGGGCCACTTGAAAGAATTCAAAGATCGGAAGGCAAGCTCACTTACCAAAAAGGATTTACACAGCCAGAACTAATTCAATATCTTCAAGAAACTCTTGGGGACGGATTTAATGTTCGGGCCTTGCGCGGAGGGAGTTCCAGCGATGTGCGCGCTGAAGTAATTAAGAATACTGGTGCTACATTGGACAATCCCCCGCTGGTTCAGGAATCTATAGAAGGGCGAAATTTGGTTGCCCCCTCCGCTATTACTCCACAACAAGACGCCGACTACCTCGCAGCCGTCGAGCGCGGCGACATGGAGACAGCGCAACGGATGGTGGATGAGGCGGCGAAACGGGCTGGCTATACCACTCCAGCATCTCATGGAAGCGCAGCCGACAAAGAGTTTACGGTATTTGATACAAGCACAAGCCCATATGGAAGGGTGCAGGGTAGTTATTTTACGAAAAACATTACAGGAACATGGAAGGGGTGGCTAAAGAACAGGCGGCTAATGCGCGTGTATCTCAAGTTTAATAATCCTGCTACGACAAGTGTATTAAATGAAATGGGATATAGTATTATTGGAGAGGATGCAAGGCAATGGCTTGAGTCAAGAGGATATGACGGAGTTGTTGATGATTCTATGGATGAAGTTGTTGCATTTCGTCCAGAACAGATCAAATCCGCCGACCCCGTAACCCGCGACGATCAAGGCAACGTCATCCCTCTATCCAAAAGATTCCAGCCCACAGAGGCAGACATTAGATTTGCAGCTATTGACCCAACCAAACTACAGAAGCCAGATGACATGGACTCGCCAACACAGGCGGAGGCTTCTGAAAACGTGG